CCATAATCACTCCCCGATATATGGATACGGAGGAGATACCCGGTAAGGGCTAACGTTTGCCGTTATTAAAAAGGTATCTAAAATGTGTATGAAATCGCAAATTACAAAAATTGATGCCGTCGAAATGGAAAATGCATTCAACGAAATTAATGTTTGCTTTTATATTGAAGCAAGTCCTATCGTTGAAAACAAAGAGCTAGACGAAATGAGTGAGGAAGATCTAAACAACCTTTTAGAGAGTGGCGACATTACGAACGTGTTTAACTCATCTCGTAATATATCGCCCTTTAGAACGGTCTTATTTCCGAATGATGAACGTGTTATGAAATTGTTTGGTAAAATTTGGGAAAAGGGCGAAAAAGCTATTGAAAAGGGAAAAAAGCCTACTTATCCGACAATTAACCTAAATCGTTTTGAAGTAGATGCACCTGAGCCGTATTTTCGCCGTTATGTTAATGATAACGAGGACAACGGCATTAAAGCAGGTGACTGGATTTTAGCGGAGGAAGGAGATGAAACTGATGAAACGGATGAAAAAGGGCGTAAACTTTTCCGTACTATTTGGGTTACGTCTACTTGCAAAACTGATGCGGATGGCAATGACAAACCAATCGAAAATACCGTACGCAAAGCAAAACGAGCGTGGGCAAATGGTCTAGAAACTGATGCCGGAACGGGAAAAATGTTTACACCCGCAAAAAAACAGCTTGAAAAAGAGCGGCAAATTGCAGCCGCTAAGAAAGCAAAACAAAACGACCACGAAGGAGGAGACGAGGCTTTAGTGCAAAGTGTAGCAAAAAAAGTAAAAAAGTTATCGTTTGAAGACGATTTAACTGCAAAAGGTGTGGTATAAAAGCCACACCTTCTCGCGATTGCACTATGCCTAAATAATTTGAGATAGTCGATTTTACATACATAACTCCTTAGACAATTAATTAGTACAAAAGTTCTACTTCTGTTAGTAGGTAATAAATAAAGTTTTAGGTTTCTTGAAAAAGTATAATAATCCTTGTGAGTGCCCTATTACCCTTTTGTAATAACACGATCCGCCGATAGACCGGAGAAATAATAGTCTATTATTTTTATTTGTATTTTCATACACGAAATAACAAATTCCATGGTGGCAGGTTAGTTCGCGCCCTAAAAGAACATCGTGACAATTCTAGACATTGTTGGAAATGCTAGATACGAACCGATCATTGCTCATTCCAAGTACTCCCAACAGAGTTGCTAAAAGCTTGGTATTTATTTGAATCAATCAATTAAATAATATAAATGTGAAAGAAGAAAACAAATCATGTTTAAGTACTATTATCTATATTGTAGGAATAGTATGCGCAATCATAGAATTTATGTTTTTAGGTTCTATGCATGTTGAATATCCAATAATGACAATTCCTGCTATATTAGGAATAGGTAGTTTAATCTACTATTGGACACAAAGATAGTAATAACCCGCAAATAAAATTCGAGGTCTTAGCAAAATAGTTTACCAGTTTTCTATTATGACAGAAAAACTGGTTTTAAAAGACAATAATCGACAACAACAATAAAAAACTCAATAACTTCCCAAGACATTGAGGGCACCAGTTTCTTATAATAGTATAGTTGGCAGACGTAAGGGAGTACTCAGCTGCCGTGTGAAGCAGTGAATTCTGTGGACTGATAGAGAACGTGTAATATTCAGGCTATGCGTCACGTGATTATAAGTTTTAGGTGTAAAATGCAATAATGTAATCATGACATAAACTCTTAATCATCAGTGCTATCATTATATAAATACTCGTAAGAGCTTGATAGGGAAATCTGACGCAAGCCGTGAAAGACGGTGGCGATTAAGAGTTTTAACAAACTTTTTGAACCCATAATAATAGTTGTAGAAAGACCTCCTTTCTTGAATCTAGAGAAAGGTAATAACTACATGGTCTGTGAAGATAGTGTAGTTTCAAATAGAATAACAATACTCATTATATAAAACAGATTTGTCGCAAAGTAGATAATCTTCGAAATGCAAATAACTACAAGCCCGAGATGGATAAGTTTGACCACGTACAGTTATAATAATAGAGGTAAGGTATGTCCTTGTAAATAGTTAGGTAGCGCTAACATACTATATTATTATAACTCTTTTCTTTAACGTAACCAAGGAAGGTGACAAGTCCTAAAAGTCCTACTGCTGTAGGTGAATACGGAGTCAAAGAATAATACAATATTAGATATAGATACGCTATGCACTGCTAAGGATATCTAAATTGTATTACAATCCACGTGGTAGAGTCATAGTTAGGTTCGCTATGGTGCAACTCTTTAAGGCAATAACGAACTAATCCTAAGCAAGTAATGGAGAAATGCCAGGGTCACTATCTAGCCATAATAGTGCTTGACAGTATGATACTAACTGAACAATAAGTATCATTTTAAGTACGAAGTTGTCGCACCTGTTAACTATGACGATGCGAAACTAGAAAAGAAGAAAATAGTTGAGGTCTTCCCTGAGCAAGAAGTAACCAATAAAGAAGTCTCAAATTACTAAAGTAAGAGAATAGCATAGTTATTATTGCGCATGACTGCAAATCATGAGGGCGAATATAATGCGCTTACTTTAGCTTTAATGTAGCCAACGACTGTGATAAGCCAGTGAAAATACAGAATCAAAGCTAAAATAATTTACTAATTTTTAAACCTTTAAAAAAGATGCACAGTTTATCTAACGAACTGCTGAATATGAAAGTAATTCATATGACAGCATCCGTAATGGCAGCAAAACGTCAGAAATTACTTAAATGTAATCGTGCTGAACTTGTTACCATTGACAATGAAGTACGGGCTGAATTATCTCAGCCATGGATAACCGATGTATTGCATTCACCTCATGTTTCGAAAGCAGAGATTGTGAATGACATTATGTCAGTTGTAAAAAACTCAGTTACTAACAATTTTAAAACCATTTTGAAACATGGATGAAAAGATCGTAAAACTCGGTGACGCCTTAATGGCATTAACAACCGCTGAAGCTGTAGAACTTCAGAAATATCTTGAAAGTAAAGGTTTAAAACCCGCACAACCTACCATAACAGCAGCACCAACAGTAGCTGCCGAAACAGTAAAAGAATCTGCAAATGTTAACCTTGTATTAACATCTAAAGGCTCTGTAGGTACAGTTAAAGTTTGCAAAGCTCTTGCTCCAATAACAGGTAAGAGTGCTATCGAAGTAAAGAAAGCAACTGATGAGTTACCAATGACAGTATTGTCAAATGTACCACGTGAAACAGCCAAAACAACGATGAATGACCTCATCAATGAACTTGGTGATGAAATGGTATTTGAATTGCAAGACTGTTAAAGCTAGGTAAAACCATCTCAAAACTACTACATGTAAAATCCGTGGCAAATAAGGTATTGTAGTAGTTTCCCTATCATAAACACAGCCTCATCGTGGCGATAGGGTCTAGTAATATGTTAAAACAAATCTTCCTAGTTTGCATATGAAGCTAATGTGTTTAAATTATTTAAGAGTATTAATCAATAATCAGTAATATGAAGAAAGAACAATCTTTACAGCATTTAATAGTAACTGAAATGCCATATGAATTGCTTAAGTTACTCATAGAAGAGAAAGCTTTAAGTGCTTTTGTAAGAAATCTTATTAAAGATACAGAAGCTAATAGCCTAGTAAGGTCAAACTATAACAAAACAAAACGGATTGTTAACTTAATGACAGACTCTCTACACGGTATTATACTAAGATCATTTACTTGGAGTAAAACAGACGAAGGTTACGATTTTTGGTATGACATATACAAGAAAGTGCAGTTAATATAAACTAAAATTCTATGCACACAGTAGAAGTAAATTTATCAGTTACAATCTTTAACGCACTCCTAATTATTGCATGTATTGCTATAGTGTTAGTAGTAATAGTAGGTTACATTTCACTGTGGAGAGAAATAAGAAGAGATGACAGTCAAAGTAAAAGAGAATCACAACATCCTTAATAGGATTAGTATGATTGTAGTATCTATTTTAGTTATTTGCTGGTTAAGTTTATTAATCTATAAACAAATTGCTGAAGATACTAAGGACCCCTACAATTTTGTAGATTTACAAATGAGGTTTAAGAGATACATATTAACAAATAAATATCAGGAAACTGATAAAGATTATGTATTCTACTTAGTAAATCCTGTTACTGGAGATGAATATAAAGCATACGTTGCAGATTATCTGTATATGAATGTATACTTTGTAGGTGATACTATTAAATAATTATTAACAATTAAAACATTATCAAAATGAAAAAGAAAAGTTTTATTGTACATGACAAAAAGACAGGAGAAGAAATTCTCATTGCATCAACATCATTCTGTTATGCTGTAGTAAATGATGATACAACAGTAGTAAATACTGAGGATCAAGAATTCGAAGTAGCTGAAAGTATCAAAGTTGTTCAATCATTGTACGAAGAAACGGAGGGCTAAAGTATGGAAGAACTTGATCGTCAGCCAAACAGAGGAAATACTATCTTCTGGAGTATCCTATTTGCATTGGTATTAGCCATATTCGTAGGAGTATCAGTCTATTTCGGTCATGATCGAATAGCTGAGAGCATTAATCCTGAAAAGGAGAATGTATCACAAGAACCTCAAACAGAGGTAGAACCTGTATTAACTGTACAGGATGTACTTCAAGCCAGAAATGATTTGAAGGAAAGTCAACGTGTTGACAGTGTATTTTTGTCTTTATCAGACGTAATATTAGTAGATATTTTGATGACACATGGTACATCATTGTCTATTGCTGACATTGTTAACATATATGAGTCAAACAAATCCAGATACAAGGATGTGCAACATGGCGCAATTATACAAAAAGACGTTATTACACCTATGTTAAGTGTAGATTCTGCAAGGAATCCAAGAGACTCATTAAGGCGTTAATGAAGTAAAAAAGAAGTAAAGATTAAACTTTATTTACAGCCAAGCTACATTAGTTCGTGAGAATAGATGTGGCGTCGTCAGAAAATGACAAACCTGTGGGGCGTAAGTAGTATTTTTAAGCGGGAGAAGAAGAGTGGCAATTGCTCTAATTAGTACTGATAATTGCAAATATTACAATCGTGCGGACGTTAAAATCAGGTACACACTTAGGAATTGGCAACTTCTAAGGAACATATGTTCAGTGTTTAAACAGAGAGCTAATCTAATAAATTTTTAACACTTAAAAAAGACTTAGATTTATTATTAACAAATGGTTTCTTTATTAACAATTTAGAAAAGTCGTTTGATGTAGGATTCGTGTAGGCACTTACACGTCTTATTAAATTATCCTAGAGTGCCCTAGGCGTCGTCACTATTATTAACTAACAATTTAAGATTATGTAAAAAATGAAAAAGGAATCGCAAAGGTATTTAAAATCTATTACCTTAAACACAGAGCATTTTCTAGCTAATTTACTAGCATTAACCAAAATATTAGGTTTTACTTTAGCTGAAGCAAAACCAATATGTAGGATGAAAGCTGGAGATAAGTTAGATTTTTGTCCCTACGTGCTTATCAAATCTAGTATGGCTACAGATTATATGTTAGCACAGCTAGAAGAATACGAAATTAAAGTAGAAATAATTAATCAATAATTTATGAAAGCAATTCTTATCACTTTTACTGGAGAATTTACATCTTCAGATGAAAAAACATTAGATGCTTTGCTAAAAGTATTAGTAAAGAATGTGAATGGGGACGGAGTATCACAATCATCTATTAAGTATCTTAATGATACTGAAGTAGGAGATATAATTACTGCCGGAATCTTAGTAGGAAAAGTTACTCCAGCTAAGAAAATTATTCCGATTGATCAGATTGTTCAAGAGTTCTGTGTTGATCTAAGAAACAATCTTAGTATCATTTCTTCTGAAGCTCCAAACTTTGCTGAGCTTCTTACTATAGCAATTGCTAGAAATGATAAATTGAGAGCTCATAAGGCAGCAATTAAGTTTCTGATAGAAACTGAATACTTGCCGCTTCCTATAGGGATGATATTAGATAAATATGATCTCAGGCACTTAGGTGATCATCTAAAAATTATCAACAAACTGATAAAACTTTATTAGTTATGGCAAACAAGGAGAAGGAAACTAAGAATAAGACGGAATATAAAAAACGTCCTAAACATAAGAAGCTGGAACCTTATAAAAGATCAAAAAATGGTAGAATTGAGTAAAGAACATCCTTACGAGGATGCTTGCAAATTACTAAAAATTAGTCCTGTAGCTAATTATAAAAGCTACAAACTGAGCGATGAAACTAGGAACTTCATCAAGTTGGAAACAATTGCAAAAGCAATCAGAGGAGACTGGAAACCAGATCTTTCTGATGAAAGAACAGTAAGATATTTTGTCTGGGGTTGGGTATATACTGATCACAGAAGTAAAGAATCTGCTGGGTTGCTGTATGTCAATTCTTACTATGGGTTGGGTTATTCCGCTGCTACTGTCGGTACTTCCTTAGAATTTAAAGAAGAATCACAGGCAGAGATGTTCGGAGAACTGTGTAAACCTATGTTATGCAAGCATTTGTTCAACCGAGACGATCATGAGCGATTCAAACTTGACTGGTAAAGAAATACCAGTAAAATTATGTCCTACACGCAACAATACTGTTGACTGTAGTGTTTGTCAATATGAGTGTAAACTCAGAATGATACCAAAGAACAGTCCAAGCAAAGAGGTTCCGCCAGAGCCTCTGCCTGCTGTTATATATTACTAATTAAATTGTTAGTATGGTGGATTCCAATCAACCCAAAAGAACTGTAAATAATTCCAGAGCCCTAATATGTGTCAAACATAACGGTCATACAACGACAATCTATAACTCTATAGATAAAGTGAGAGAAGGATGAGGGATATCTATGAAATAAGATGTACAAATACATAGAACAGTTCTTTAACTTTAAAATTCATATCAAAATGAAATATAATGCAATGATCAAGAGACTTCAAAGAAGAGGTTTCACAGAACAAGGTATAGCTAGAGTAGTAGCAGCTAGGGAAAAGAAAGCAGCTGAAAACTTAGCTAGAGAAGCTGTATATTTAGGTATTCTCAACAAAGAAAGAGTACATAAGTATTTAGCTTATGAACATCGTCAGCTTATTAAAGAAGGCGGACGTGAATCATGCAAACAACGCAAGAGACGTCTTCGTAAGGAGTATCTTGCAAAGAAAAGAGCAGCATGAACTGTGGTAAGACTGTAGTTAAGATCAAACCTACAGATAATACTGCTGAAAGGGTCAGAGCTATATCCTATTTTGGGAAACTAGATGAAATAATAGCTCAAAACTTACATGACACACATCAATATGTAACATTAACCTTTAAACTAGGTTATATGAGAGTTACTTGCTTATATGCAAAAGCTCATTTCTTTACATCGTGTGATTTTGTAGAAATAATTTAGTGTTAATTAAATAAAGTATCAAACTCTTAAAACTATTTCAAAATGGCAAAAGAAGAAGTAAAAGTAAGCGAAATCACAGCGGAGAATATCGACACTGTGTTGAAACAAGACGCAACAGTAACAAAAGAGATTGCTGAAGAAGCAGCGAAACGAATTTCAGAGAAGCGCAAGGAAGAACTCACTGCGCGTCTGATGGATTGTGTAAATATGAGTTCGTACATTCGTAAGCGTACCTGCATTAACATGCGCCACGCAAACGAAGTTGCGAAGATCAGTACTAACTACACAAAACAGATTACTGAATTAGACAACAAGCTGAATTCCGGCGACATCTCTATTGATGACTTCCACAAAGAAATCGCTGAAAAGAAACGAACCGCAGATAAGCTTATCGGAGAGTCCGACACGAAGAAGAAAGAGCAGATTGATGCTCTGACGGAACAATACCCGAAAGCCAACTGGGAATGGAATTGGCGTAATCTTACTCTGGAGAGAAGATAACACTTCCACGCAAAGTCCAAGCATGATACTTTAGCAGTAGCGATACTGACTATATAGTGAAGCTGTAGTGGTATGAATGCGTATGGTGAGGGCTTGCCCCTGATAATAAGCAGCTACTCTACGAATTAACGTAGACTCAAACAAGTGTAAGGCAGTAGTAATACTGACCGATGCCGGAGAGAGGACATTTGACAACGTGCCACTGATCATGTGCCTAAGATCGTGAAGATGTATATTTAAATTGCGCAATATAGATGTATAGATTCTATACTCAGACGAGTATATTATGCAATAGCATTTTCATGATATCAAGTCGGCAATTAGAGTAGTGTTGAGCAGTAGAGATACTGACTCTGTACCGTATAGTTATCTGGTGGGGAATCAGAAGAGACTATACCTCTAGATCAGCTATCAAGGCATCATAAAAAAATTTGACAATAATTAAAAGACCACAGGCTATATAGGTTTGGTCGCCTATATAGCCACTAATACTAAAGAAATGGATAAAGAAACATTAGTAAACAACTTAAAAGAAGCTGGATTTATTCAAACTAGAGATTGGAGTAATGAAAGTAGCTATCAGAAACATATAGATGATAATGATTTCATCGAAGTACATATTACTGATAATGTAGGCTATTGTATTGAATACTACAAGGAAATAGGGTTCTGTGAAGCAACTTTATTGATGTTGACCAACGAGATTATACCATTTTCTTAAAGAAATTGACTGTTAGGTCTATGAATCAGTCGTTAGGACGAGGGTTCGACTCCCTCATGCTCCACAAAAAAATGGAATAAGCAAGAATAATAAGAGACCCGTATAGAAATCTCACGCTAATTTTCGATTTCTCTTTAAGAGTTTTTTCATTAACAGCGATAGGAAGATCGGGAGTAGTACTCAAACTATAAGTTAAATTTTGTGAGAGTACTACTTTAAATGGGGCATCTAGGCATTTGACTGCGACAATGTGAAGTAGAATAGGTCAATAAGCAGATAACTGGCAATACAAGTTATGTAATGGATTATACACGCTTAGCAGCGTGAGATAAACCAAACGGCTAAGCTAATGTCGTAAAAAGCTGGAGCATATCGGGTTAGATCAGACGTAGGAGCTGTAGAGGGTTCGACTCCCTCCAATGCTACAATTAATAACTAATTTTAATCAATAAAATTAATTTGGAATGGGATTAATGAACTTTATTAGGCAGAATCTACCAGAATCATGGGAGAAAGCCTCAACTGAGATGAAGATGAAGACTGAATTAATTAACAGACTTCATGCTAATGTTCCAAGACAGTACAAGAATAAATATCATTATCGTGAAGGTATGATGTATATTCGAGGAGTCTTTAGACGCACATGTTCTATCTATTATCTTGTAGAAGCTACAAATTTAGACATGGACAAATGGCGAAAACTGGATGATGCAATTAAAAATTATGAAGAAACATGCAGATAAAGAAATGGTTTTCTTTCGAATCTAAAACAGAACAGAAAGAAGTTATTAAGATGATTAATAACAGTAGAACAGACATGGAAGCAGCTATGTCATTGAATGAGAAATTTCCTCATTTATCTCTATCGAGTTTATTAGAAGTTATTCAAAACAACTTTAGTAATGAAATCAATAAAAAATCATAGTTATGAAACTAAATCGTCCGGGAATCTATCATATTTATACTGATAGTTTCGAATTACTTGCAAATGTTGTAGGTGAAGCTCCTGTGTTAAGAATACCACGAGCATTAGTAATGAACGACGTCATTCAAAGAGGTCAGTTCAGAGTAGTAGAAGAGGATTCATATGAAATCCAAACTGTACTGCATAATCCTGATTTATGCATATTTAAAGAGTTTGAATACTCTGATATGTGTAAGTTACCGCCTTACAAGAAAAGTGTACGCGGTAGTAAGAAACCTGATATAACTGATGATCAGTTAAAGGATTTCACAAATCGCTATCTTGAAGATATCTCTATCGCTGGTAGAGGTATTAATGCTACTAAGCTTTATATCATTGAGAACACTGGTTGGTCTCTTGCTCAAGCTCACATTGTAGTAATGCAGATAGCAAAACAATGTAAAAGACAATGGTAACTAAGAAAGTATATAGTGATATATACTGCCTAACTAATCATGTATATTCTACAACTGGGAAACTTTATAGCTCGTATAACTGGAATCCAGACTGGAATATCTTTGTTAAAATAGCTTATAATGAGCGAAAAATAACAAATTTCAAAGATGCTAAACCAGTAAACCACATAATATATTGGTTCGATACTAACATCCTTCAAAGAATTAGAAAAGATTCTAAGACAACACTAGATGTTAGAGTACGAATCATATGTGGTATGATCAACAAGTTAGATGCAAATAAAGTTTCATTTGAGTTGAAGATAAGATTCATGGAATGTATCTGGGATACTTATAAAGAATTCTCAAGAGATTGGGAGGAATGGCATGCTAAATGGATACTTGGTTTACCATTTTAAGGGTATGGAGCTTTGATCGGCTCTATACTCACTATTTAAAGCCCGTAATTATGACAGATTTAGAAAAACAACAGATTTCCGAACTGATCAAACAGGCAAAAGAAGGCAACCAGCTTGCCTTTACTAAGCTTTATGAAAAGTATAAGCAGATTATTTATGTAACAATATATCGTATTGTTAACAATAAAGATGCAGCAGATGATTTATTGTCTATTACTTTTGTTAAAGCTTTTAGCAAGTTAGATAGCTACGTAACAAATATATCATTTGAGATGTGGCTAAAGACTATAGCTATCAATAGTAGTATTGATTATATTCGTAGAACAAAGAAAGAAAGCGCGAACTATTGGATTGACGACAGTGACAGTTGTTTCCAGTTGAGTGACACTGCAGGTTGCTCTCCTGAAGAAGATTATATCTTCGATGAAACCCGTTCGATGCTAGATAGTGCCTTGTCACGCTTACGCTTTAAGTATAGGAATATTATTGAACTACGTTCGATACAGAATCTGTCTTACAAACAGATATCTGAACAACTTGGACTCACAGAGTCACAAGTTAAATCTCGGCTCAATAGAGCACGAGATAAATTGAAACAATTATTAACTAATTAAAATTTACTAATTATGACAGCAGCTTGGATTTTAGTGATCCTTTTAGGATCCTTTATCTGTACACGGATATTCCGTAGTACTAGAATGTGGTGGATATACGTATCCTTCATTCTGGCTGGTCTATTAGTAGGTATGCTGAGTAAAGAAGTAACTAAGTCTAGCAATAGCGAGCTTACTTCTTATACTCAGTTAATTAGTACCTTCAATGAAGGAAGTATGGATTGCACACAATTTGTAGCGACAGTGACAGAAGGTCCTACCGTTGGTCATCCTGAGGTTGTGAGTTACAATTCACACTATCCATTATTCAAAGGAGTACTAGTTAACAGTCATACTACTAAGGGACGAGACTCGCCAGATATAGAAGACGATAGTTAATTCTTCTATACCAAAAAAAAGAGAAACAATTTTATTTATTAACACTTAAAAACATTATCAAAATGTCATCTAAAAAGAACGCAGCTAAGAAAGCTGCAGCAGATGCAGCAAAAATCGCTGCTAAAGAATCTACTAAGGTTGAAACCAAAGTTGAGAACAAGAAGGAGGAGAAAGCTAATGCTCCTCAAGTAGCTGCTCCGGCAGCAACCGCTAAGAAGGAAGAAGCTCCTAAGGCTCCAGCTCCAGCTCCTAAAAAGGAGGAAAAGAAGCAGGAACCTAAAGCTGAGGCTAAAGCTCCTAACAAGCAGCCCGCCCAGAAAGGTGCTGAACAAGCTAAGCCAAAGGCTAAAGGCAAAGTTCCTACAGTAATAGCAGAAGAAGTTGATGCTACGGCTCTTGGTAGACAATTAGGTATACCAATTGACGGTACTGTAAAGAACAGTCAGTCTTCCACAGATGCTAAAGCCATGTTAGTTAACTATGGCTATCAGCGCTTTATCAACAACAAAGAGTTCAAAGAACAATATCCTGAAAAGTATATTCAGACAGCGCAAGCAATTGATGCTGTATGGTTGTTGGCAATGGTTGAAGTTAAGAATGAGTTCATTGAACGTACCGATCGTGGTGAGTTCATTGTTCAGATCTCTCCGGATCAGATCATTCCGCTCAACGAAGTAGCTGAAATGATGGGCATCAAATTAGCAGCTCCGAAGGCTATTGAAGGTCCTAACGGTGAACAGCAGCTTGCTATTGATTTTAGTAAGTCAGAGACTCCTGACGAACTGAAAGATAAGCATACTGCAAATATGGGAGGTGCAGCTCCTGAAATTCCTGAGTTGGATATCGAAAAGATTTCAACTGACGAACAGATCAAGGCTGCTCTTGAATATTTGATTCGTAAGGATCGCAATATTGCCGTGAACCTTGTGAACACTGTAGAGTGGTATCGCAATCTCCGTATTACGAAGGAACAGAATGCTGACAAACGTCTTGAATTAGACGATCGTGGAGTATTCGATTGGATTACTGAAATCTTCTCCATTATCGAACCTAGTGGTTTGTTCAATGGATTAGGTAAAGCTGTATATATGTATACTGCTCAGCACCAGTCTCCTATCGTAGCACACTCGTTACTGCGCACTCATATGAAGCCTATGGGCTGGAATGATGAGCAGGTTATGCAAGCTGCAAAAGCTCTTATTCAGGAGCGTTTCCGCTTGAAGCAAAAAGAAAATCCAGAGTTGAAGGTAACTGAGGACAAAGCTTTACAGGCTCTTGTCAACAATCTTGGTAATGATTACATTACTAAGGTACTCCATGATTATCACATGATAATCTCTTCAGACGAAGATCCAAAGAAGAAGATAGATCTTGAGGAAGCAAAGAAAAATGCTACTAAGATCATTCAGAATGTACGTATGAATTTCTTCCCGGAAAAGACTACGCCTACAGATGATCAACTTCGTATGGTTATCGGTCAAGTTATTAACTTGTATCGTGATCCTATGGACCGTCTAGCAGAATACGAAGTAGCTAAAGATATCGTCGTATCCGGCGAATATCCTATTACTGAACAGAAACCCGCAGAAGAGGAGAAACCAGCTGAAAAAAAAGATTAACGCTGTGGATTCTTAGTGCGTGGAAGCGTATTCTCACATGGAGAAGAATCTTTCACTCTAATTAAATCATAATCAATATGACTAGTAGAGTTTTATCAGTTCTAGTAGTGTTCCTTGCCAGTATTTTTGTTGGCTGGAATCTAATAGGTACAACTGAAAAAGTACAGGCACAGCCTGTGATTCCCTCATATTTGGAGCTAATGTCTATGACAAAGCCTCAAATTAAAGAGAAATCGTCTGTGAGTATCGACACCATTAATATCGCTGTCGATGTAAACACTCAGGAAGTATCCATAAAAGGAACAACAGACGCAGTCGTCAATGTAACAACAACAGGTGAAGTTAAACCGGTTGTTAAGTGGAGAACTAAAGTAAAAGAAGTAAATACAGGATTTCCAAAAGTAAGTAGCATAGCTAATCTACCAGAGGATGTAAAACCACTTTCTCCTTTTACTAAAGATTCTAATAATGAAGAATAAGAATATTTCTACACTTAATTCGATGATAAGATTATCTCGAATTATTCGTAACTTCAAGAATGCTAGACGTGAGTTAAATCAAGTCATAGTTCAAACTGAGTATTTCATTATTCAAGGAGAATCAAGTAACACTCTTGAAGTTAAAACGAAACAAAGTATAGATAATACCTTATACTTAGAGCAGTACCTACGTTCGTCTGTAGGGTATCTATGTAAATGCTTGGATGGTTTTGATCCGGGTAAAATGGATCCAATTGATTACATCTGTAGTAGAGATGTAACTGATGGCATAGTTGATATATGCCGTGGTGGGAAGGTAGTTGCAAACATCAACCTATCATCTGGAAAAATTTTCTCAGTAAAACCAGAGACATTAGATGCAGGAGAAGATAAATCCTCAGCGGAAAAAAGTTAATGACAATAGCCGCTTTATAAATACTAAAATTATGTCATAGTTCGAGAGGAGTAAAACTGTAGCGTAAATCACTCCGACAGAAGGCAAGCGGTATCTAAAATAAGATAATACGCACTGTGTCAGGAAGCTTGTGTTCATTTACACATGGTCCGAAAAGTACATGATCTGAGAATATGTATACTGCTAAAACAGTTGAGATAACAAAAGGTAAGATGTTAGCTTACACACGTGAAACCTGTGTAAGAGGAGGTGAGAGTGAGCAACCTTCAAATAAGATTATGATAATGAGAACCGATTGGTGATTTGATTAATTAAAGACTCGTAATTTAAGAGAAGACACACTGAATTACAAACAGCTCAAAGGGAACGAAATCCCTATATTCGTATGCACTATCAAGATGTGACTCAAAAAGGAATATAAACACGATGCTGAGACAAGAACAAAGTGTTCTTGAACAATCCCTTGGAAAAGGATTGTTGAACAATATTAAGGCTGACTAACGCAACAAGCGGGTTCCAACCTCGCTTCATACAAAAGCGCAACTATGCGTCCTGATTGGAAAAATAGGCTAACTCTAGTGTTTTTACGATAATTGGTTCGTAATATAAAGGGAGTAAATAACTGATACTAATGTAAGGATAACCGTGTTATGGTACATACTTATACAAAGTAAGGATATGAAGGCTGGACATGCAATGATCCTAAGTAACCATGCTAAACTGTGGTGAAAATAGACTGATTACCAGGGAGCAGGAGCCAATCCTGTGCGCTACCGTAACTAGCGTGCCGCAAAAGAACTTACGTATAAGGGATGAGGTATATGAGATTGATACCGTCTTTCAAGTCTAAGGTGACTCACGTGCTTATTCGTTCGTGTGAGTATAATTGAATGAGGAATGAATAGACCCAGAGTGTCTAAGCGGTTTGAGGGCGCGATAACCCTGATTCTAGTTATCACATACCTTTAGCAAGTATGATTATGATATAAAATGATTTTAAGGAGACGCTAGGGACTCCTACTAAAAAACAGCAGAGCTTATGTCTTTCAAGATATGTAAAGACTGGTTAATTACAAGCATCGCCTCACTCCTGAGTTGAAGAGAAGTAATAACTATATAGTAGAAGTACTTTAAACTAAGTTTACTAAAGTAAGAATACAGCTGCTGTAGGGTTGGAATCCTACAACCAGAAGGTAGTGAATATAGATGTGATGACAGACATATTCTTAATCTGAAACAGTAAAAGCTGAAGAAAACCAGCTAATGGTAAAATGTGTTTTCAATTGTTTAATCTCGTATTAGGCTGATAACCTGATATATGAAATTGGGAAGTTCAATGATAGTACAGAAGTAGCAAATTATCAGTTGTAAGATAGACCGCATGGAGTACGAGTCACCCCAGACTGCCAACCGTCATCGCTGACATTAGAAACTCATAAAGTATATACCGCAAGTATATATGTAAAGAGAACGCTGATTCGTCAATGACCTGCCTCCTATCACCCTGTCTCGGTAGATTTAAGGGAGAGTACACTTAGTAGCAATAGCAGCTAAGCAAGCAAGGAGACGATGAGAGGTGGAAATCCTCGTGTTCGTGCAGTATAAATAAGAAATCCGAGAGGTACAAGTGGGTCATACTATAAGTAATGAGCTTGTGAGTTGGTAACGTTAGATAAACGACCGTAATTCAAATGAATTTCGATAATCCGGAAATACTCAGTAGGTTCACCATGAACTGATGATAAAGTCTTTTATATTGCATCTAATCGCGATATAAAATAACGGTGAGGGGTGCGTTAAGCATCGAAGGAATTGAATCTTAACCGTCGAAACGGGACGTTAAAATGTTTTTATCAGAAACTATCAGAGATTTTATCATTATCAGATATTTTCAAATAAATTAACATTTATTATTTTTTATACTGAGTAGATTATGTGATTGAATTCACCACTACCATTATTGTAGTGCCATTAAATAATCGAAAGGTGGAGAGCTTAAAATTAATTATTAACTAAGAGTATAAAAATGGTTCGTATTGGTATATCAAGTACGGACTCAGAAAGGAAACATTTTTATGGAAGTACAAGTAACTGCTAGCACAAACAGTGCTCAGACAAATCCTGAAGCTAATATTGCTTCTCAGATTCTTGCTCGTTATCGGGCTGTAGCAAAACAGTATGGTCGTTTCTTCTCAGAACAGATCTATACTATCGTAGGTACAAATCCAGATCTTAAGTACAAGGAAGACGTACTTAATGATAAGAATACGTTACGGAAAGAAGTAACTGTGTTCCTGATTAAACCTATCGACATTACCGGTTTGAAGTTCTTACCGAAAGATTTTGACGGTGAACCGAAGATCATGTTGAATCCGGAAAGTAACGATCCGAATTTAGTATTTAACCTTGTTCCGCCCCAGCTTGCTAAAGCAACTCGTGATACAATCGCTGATTGTATTAGCCGGATTGGAAAGAAAGGTGGTAAACCTATCTTCTTCTCAGCTGAAGAATTGCCAATGCTCAATGAATTGCTGGCACTTCATAACACAAGTGTATGCACATTCTATGAAGAGCTTGCTCGTAAGTATACTAAACTTAGTGGTACTGTTCGGAGCATGCAGGAAGAGCAGGAACGCATGCAGGTTGAGTATGCTCGCCAGTGTGGCGTAGAACCGCAGAATAGCGAGGAAGTAAACCTTAACATTAACATCGAACAACAATAGGTATGGCTACGTGCAGAATTGACCCTGTACGGGTAGAACTTCTGCGAATACTTATTAGTTGCGAACCAGCAATCCTTTCAAAGATATCCTTTCAGGATGGAAGTGGAAGAAAAACAGGTAAAAAACTACAAGTAAGAGAGGATGGAACGGTCATCTTTTACTGTGGAAAAGGACCTTTATGGTGGCAGAGATGTTGCAATGATTATGAACTGGTAAGCATTGTAGACGTCGCTTTACGTGTAGCAGATGTTATTACAGGTTCTCATGGAACTCGTAATGAATTAGCTTTTGATGGAATTACTAAAAGTATTTTAGATGAAGCTATAAAGAAAAAAGACTACGACTGTGTAGTAGATATCTTGTTTGATAGTATGAGAAATTGTTCGGACGGGGCTTTACACTCAAAATATATCAATCAGGAAGCTATACAGAAGTATGCTAAAGAGAATGGACATCGTACCAAAGAAGAGATTACTATAGAGGGACCTCTATTAGCAACTCTTGGTATTGACTTAGGTGGCGGACGCATAGCAAATGTTGTGGGTCAAGTCAAAAACAAAATAATAAGAAATTAGTTGTGTTGGATTGGATACAACTCTTCTATTCTTTATAGTACTGGACGGGTACTATTATAATAGAGGCTGCTGGATGGGCAGTTTCTATATTCGGTATGTTAGTTTAGTGACAGAATTGCCTTTAAGGAGACAGCGGTTTGATTCCGCTACATACCACAACTGGTAGATGTATTTCGGTCAAGTATTAATTTAAAAAAACAAATCACTTGAATATGAAATCAATTACATCTAAATATGCAAAAACTCGTCGTGACGAGTTAAGTAAAGAAATTACTAAGTACTGGAATATCATTAAAAATGAGAATGTAATCTCAACAGAGGCTAAGCGTAACTTTGATCTGAAAGTAATGCTTACAAAGATCTCTGAGATGTCAGAAGAACGTCTGTTAATGAAGCTATATTTACAGTGTATTAACATGGGTTATAAGAAGTTCTCAGATCTCCCAGTAGATAATAATTACTACACTATCTTTGCTCTAAGTGAAAAGACAGAGCAGTTGTTCCATCTTAATAAGATTCGTACAATTGATCCGAAAATCAAACGAGCAAAAGGTAAAAAGAACTTAAAGGTTACAGAAGAGCTGACTTCAGCTTATCTTAACACTATTAAGAACAAAATTCAATTAGAAATAAACAAACTCAACAAGGATCTTGAAGAGTTTAACGATAAAGCGGAGTTAGATATTGAATCTGCTCCACTAGCATTAGTAGCATGATAAAGAGGAATGCAATATTTCTAAGGAAACATTTTCTAGAGACTAGTAAGCACTATGAAAAGCGAGTAAATAAAGCTATCGCAAGTGCTTACTCCTCTGGAGAATTAGCACAGATAACTTATGAAGATAAGAATCTAGTCATATATTATACAGAGAATACAAACGCTGAAACCAAACAAGTTATAAAAGGTTTTAGCAAGTAAATAACTTTTAAAATTATCAAGATGAAAAAGATATTAGCAAATAAAAAAGGAAAACGAACAGGAGTTAAATTATCAACCACCAACAAAAGTAAGCTTCGTAGATCGAAGAAAGTAGAGTATCTTACTAAAGTTGAACTGGGTCCGTCAAAGTATATTGAATACGATAAAGATGGGAAAGTAATAGGTTTCATTAGTAACAGCAAGAAAGTACATCTAGCTGACCATTTAACTGATGTAGCAAAGAAGGCTATGGCAGACAATAAAGCTGCTAAGATAGCCAAGAAAGAACAAATTAAACAGATACTTGAGAAAGTAGGATATGATCCTACAGTTAAGTATACTAGAGCGGAGAAGAAGAAATTCACTCGTGCTGTAAAAAAGAACCTGTTTGTTCAACCAAAATTAGTTAATTTGACTGATGAGGAGATCAAAATGCGTTTTGTAGAAGAAAAGAAACGTAAAGTTGAACTTCTTAAAGAGAGACCTCATAAAAATGAGATAAAAAGCTCTGTCGTAGATTTTCTTACTAAAAATAAGAAAGCACTAGCAAAAATGAAATCCCCTTCTAAGAAGGAAGAAAGCAAGAAGTACCAATATATAATCAAACAACAAAGTAAAGAAGCTCCACAGAAGGAGATAGATTTACTTACTGATTATATTACTGCTAAAAGTAACACAGAAGCAGTAGAGATAGCTCAAGCTAAATTCCGTAGTATGTATAAGAACAGTAAAGATAAAGACAGTTTAACGGGTTTGTCCGTTACTCCTTTAGATACTAAACAAAGTTCTTATTATCCTAAAGATACTATTCTCTCATGGACTAGTCCTGAAGAGTTAAAGGAGAAATATTCAAATGTTGCGGCAGCAGCATAGTAATTAACATCTACTAAGCAGAGCAAAGAAGACAAGGCTAAGCACAAAGCTTCCCTTGTAGCGTTTAAAGAAACGTATGTACATAAAGTAGTACAACAAAAGGCAAAGTAAGCTGCCTAAATTGCTGCAAGTCCCTAGTAGCTCAGTGGCTAGAGCGTCCTGTAATTCGTATGTATTGATGTAATATTCGTATTACTATATTATTCGCATATGTCAGGGAAGGTCGTCGGTTCGAGTCCGAAATGGGGACCAAACTAACATTATTATATTATGATTATACGAGATAAGATTGTTTATGTATATGATGTTGAGGTATTCCCCAATGTCTTTCATTGTACTGTAAAAAATACAGAAACAGGTGAATTGCATAAATTTGAAATATCTTGCAGAAGAAATCAATTAGATGAATTAGTTGAATTCTTTCACACAGTTAACACAAAATATACTCTCGGAGATTTATATACTACAGATATTAAGTTAGATACTAACATATTATTTTGTGGTTATAATAATCTTCACTATGATAATGCTATTATAAATTATATAATAGATTATTATAATATAATGAAATATAAAGGTTATAGAGATATTTGTAGATCTATATTTAACCTAAGTAAAGTAATTACTACTTCAAGTGAAGATGATAATTCTGCTTGGAGAAAGTGGAAGTATATGATTTGTTTTGACTCTTTTGATATTCTTACTATGCTGTATAGCAATAAGTTAAGAGTAGGTTTGAAAGAAATTCAAGTAACAATGCAGTACAAGAACGTACAAGAATTTGTTGCTGATTGGCAGGCAGATTTGCCTGAGAATCAAATTGATTCAATGATTGATTATAATATTAATGATGTTAATTCTACTGAGGAATTACTCAATAGATGTAAAAAAGACATCGACTTAAGAATAGCTATTGAAGATGAATATGGAGTACGTGTACTTAGTAAAGATGGTGTAAACATTGGTATGAAGATCTTGACTCAGAAATATCTTGAGAAAACAGGTCAAACATGGTGGGATATTAAAGATTTAAGATCTCCTATGTCAGTAATACCATTAAATAATGTTATACTACCCTTTATTAAGTATGATAGTCCTATCTTAACGAGAGTATTAAATGACATGAAAAGTCAAATAGTATCTCCGGGTAGAAAAGGATACGAAAATAAATTCGTATTTGAAGGATTACAGTATTCTGTAGGAGTTGGAGGAATTCACTCAGTGAATAAACCTGAAATAATTATTCCGAAAGAAGATGAAATGCTCATTGATATAGATGTTGCATCTCTATATCCAAGTATGCTAATAGAATATGAATTCTATCCTAAACATTTAGGTCCTGAATTCCTAGAAGTATATAAACAAATTAAAGATGAGCGAATTGAAGCTAAACACAATGGCAATAAGGTTAAAAATGAAACCTTAAAGCTTGCTCTCAATGGATTATCTGGTAACTTACAGAATGAACATAATTTCTGTTATAGTCCATTTGCTGTAATGCAGATTGAATTTGGTCTGCCTATATAGAAATATATAGAAAAAAATTCCCTTAACTACTGGGATATCCTTTTAAACTTTACGTTATACATTAGAAGGACAATCAGTAACTAAGTATTAAAATTATGAAATTATTAGATAAAACATTAAATCTTGAAAATAATAAATTTAAAATAGTAGAGTTTGATTCTGAGAGATATGAAAAGAACAACAGATCTCATCTTTATTATAAAATTCAATGCAAGAAATGTGGAAATATATTTTCTAGAAAAAAGGAAGCTTTAAACAATTTCGATAACTTAAAGTGTAGAAATTGTGTATATAATAGATTCGGAAGAGATTTAAATACAGTATTATATAATATTTATATTCACTATATAAATAATGCTAAAGCTCGAAATATTGAATGGAAATTAAATGAAAAAGAGTTCAAGGATATTATTACGAAACCTTGTTACTATTGTAACAATTTTTCTAACAGTAATTCAGAAAATCTCTATAGTGGAGTAGACAGAATAGATTCTACTAAAAGTTATTATTCACAGAATTGTATTTCATGCTGTAAGCTCTGTAATACAATGAAAAATAAATTTTCAAAAGAATTATTTTTATCTAAGATAGAACAGATTTATCATAATTTAATAAAAAGTTCAACGACTATCTCGAAAGAGAGTACACTACAAGCTAATGGTAGTGGAAACGGGGAACTCCTGACTGCTCAGGTAAAAGGAGAAGATATAGTCTAATCTGCATGGTAACATGCAGCAGTTCATAAGAGAACGTATATAAGAGTTGCGTCTTGTATAGAATATAATGTAGAATAAATGGACAGTTACTATTACTAATGCTAGCAGAAAAACTTACCCAGTTAGGATGTCGAATCGTCCAAGCAAACACTGATGGATTGTTTGTCTTACTTAAGAAAGACGTATATTCAAAAGTTAACAACGTTTGCAGAGAATGGGAACAACTTACTAGGCTAACGCTTGAGGAAGAACGTTTTAAAGCTATGTATCAATATGCTATAAATGACTACTTCGCTATTACTGAAGATGATAAGGTAAAAGAGAAGGGTATGTTTATTACTACTGTGAAATTAGGGAAAGGTCTAACTCCGAAGATCATACCGAAAGCAGTAATAAACTTTTTTAAGAACGGAGTACCAGTAGAAGAAACTATAAAAGGTTGCAAAGATATTAGAGATTTTCTAATGTCTGAAAAGACTGGTAAACAATGGCATGTTGAGTATAATAATAAAGAACAACAGAGAACTAATCGTTTCTATGCAAGCACTAATGGTGCTTACTTGTGGAAATGGAAAGAGAAGGATACTAATCGTTTTGATATAAGTATTCCATGTCCTACAGAAAAACAGTATCAGAATATGCTTACTGCATCTGGTGTTACTTTATTAAATTACTTAGACGATAAACCAATTGAAGAGAGAAAGATTAATTATAGGTATTACATTATGGAAGCCTATAAGATAATCAGAGAATTAAAACCGTTACAAATGAGCCTATGGGATTAACAGAGGCTTATCAGATATATTTCAGAGACCATAGCTCATATAATAATATGAGAATATGATTTTAGAAATAGACACTTCTATCTTAGATAGAATTTCAGATTTATCTATGAATCAATTAGTATTCCTAACACTTGTATTGAGTGATAATCAAACCATCAATCAAGACATTCAGAAACTTCTCAGCCTAGTTAATGAAGAAGAAATACAAGAGTTAGAGTCTCGTAAACTAATCACTACCAAAGTAGTAGATGATACCACAGTCATAAAGAAAACAAAAGAACTAGAAGAACTTCTAAAAGAAGATAAATCTATGTTTGATGAATTCTATGACCTATTTCCAGTTTATGTTATACGCCCTGATGGAACTAAAGGTTTCCTTAGAGCAAATGTAAACAAATGTAGGAAGGAATATAACAGAATAGTCGGTAAAAGCAAAGCTATGCATCAGCATATCTGTAACTGTCTTAAGTATGAGATAGATAACAAAATGCTAACTGGCAAATTAGGTTATATGAAAACTATGTGGAAATGGCTCACTCAGCATGAGTGGGAGACTTACGAGGAACAGATGAAAGTAGAAGAACCAATTATGACAAATAATTATGGAACAGATATCTACTAAAATACTACAATTCCAACATATATCAGCAGCTACAAAAGAAGCTACCGAATATATCAAGAAGAGAAAGAACCACGAGGTAAAGTCTCTTAAAACAAGATGGAATAAATTTAATGCTGTCTGTATGGGTGGCATTGAACCTAATACTGTATATACAATAGTGGGTATATCAGGTAGTGGAAAGTCATCATTTGTTAATACGTTAGAAAATGATTTAATAGATCTAAATTCTGATCAGGATGTTATAGTACTTAACTTCTCATTTGAGATGTTAAGTTCTAGGCAGGTTGGTAGAAAATTGAGTAGTAAGTTAAGACTAACTACTGCTGAGCTATATAGTGCTAACAATGATTTAGATAATGAATCGTTAGCCAAAGTCGAAGAGACTTCTCAACAAATAAAATCATATCCGATATATTATGTAGATACACCGGGTACAGTTGAAGATATAGCTTCTACTATAGACTACTTCTATGAGAATAAAGCTAAAGGCAAGAAATTTATAGTCATACTTGACCATACTTTGCTTGTTGAAGGTCAATCTCGCGAGTCAGCACTGCAAGTGATTTCCGATTTACAGAAACTGTTTATTAAGGTAAAAAAATTACCTAATACCACTGTAATACAGTTATCACAGATGAATCGTAACATTGAAACTCCTGATAGAATTAATAATCCTTCTATGCATTATCCAATGCGTAGTGATATTTCTTCTGCTGATACAATATTTCATGCATCCGATTATGTTATTTGTATTCACAGACCAGAATTACTAAATATCCAACAGTATGGACCGAATCGTTTACCAGTTAATAACAAAGTCTATCTGCATCTTATAAAGAATAGAGATGCTGGACAATGCTCGATATTAGAATTCGACAACGATCTGAAATACAATAATTTAATTGAAACTATACGAAATGAAGAACCAGCAAAGAAGATTTCGTTTTAGTAATAACAATTAAAAAGGCTGAATTTATGAAAACATATACATTTACATTACCGAAGAAAGAAAATAGTGCAAAGATTTATAAAGATGCGTTGATGGAACGCATTATTACAGCATATCCGTGGCTGACTATTGACAGTTCATTTGATTATCCGAAATCTAATTTTGGAATCGAATATGCAGGTGCAGGTGATACTATTACATTAGGTTTAAGTAAGAAACACAATGTAAGCTGGTTGCCTAAGACTTGTGCTAATTGTCCGCTTGCCTCAAAGTGCTACAAAATCGACAACTATAACCTTGAAACAGAGTTCTTTAAAGCATTAGACGCACTTGATGCATATGCTAAGAAGAATTATCCATTTGATTTGGATTATGATTTCGAGGATATCTACGGTACACCGATTAAAATTTTCCACAATTTCGTACAGATTGGATACGATATCATTCCAATCGCTCCGGGTTCATTGAACTATCTGAAACCCGAAACAAAGAAAACAATCATTAATCTTACTATTAAAGTAAAGAATAACGGTTGGTTCTAATAACATATAAATCCCATAACTAGCAGAAATTATCAGATATTTATCAGAGGGATACATAAAATAAACTAGCTTTATGATTGTATTACCAAAAGAGAAATTAAAAGCCAGAGTTGAGAATCCTAGATTCTTGATATTATTTGGCAAACCAAAGTCAGGTAAAACTACCTTAGCGTCTAGATTAGATAGTAATCTTATTGTCGATCTAGAAGGTGGTTCTGAATTCTTAGAGGCATTAGCTATTCAAGCTAGATCAGTAAATGATTTAGGTGAGATTGCAAATGCAATAAGAGAAGAAATTAAGAAAGAAGGTAAGAAACCTTATAAGTATATTACTATTGATAATGCATCAAGACTGGAAGAGATGTGTATGAGCTTTGCTATACAGTTATATAAAGCTACTCCAATGGGCAAGAAGTATGAAGGTACTGACCTCAGAACCTTGCCTAATGGATCTGGTTATTTATATATAAGACAAGCTGTAAGAAAAGTTATTGACATGTTCCGAGGATTATGTGATAACTTTATTCTTATTGGTCATACTAGAGATAAGTTGATTAATAAGAATGGCGAAGAAATGTCTGAAATGTCTCTTGATCTAGTAGGTGCACTAGCAAATATTATATGTGGCGAAGCAGATGCTGTAGGCTATGTATATAGAAAGAAAAATGAAACTCATATTTCTTTTGAAGGTGGAGATAACTCCGTCATAGAAGCTAGAGCTCCTCATTTGAGAGGAAAGAACATCGTAGTAGCAGAAAGTGATGAAAACAATGAAATCACTACTTATTGGAATAAGATATATTTACCTGAATAAAAAACACAAAACAAATAGTTATGATTTATAGTACAGATTTAGCAAATAAAATAACATTAAATAATAGTAGTAATAATACTAAATACCTTGAAGCAGGTATTCATGATAATGTTAAATTTACGTCAGTGAAGACTGCAGTATCTCCAACAGGAAAGAATTTCATTGAATTTAGTTTCGAGAAAGACGGCAAGGAACTTGTTCATACAGAATGGGAACCTAAGGAACGTGCAGAAGATACTGAAGAACAGAACCAGAATAAAGCAACAAATCAGGTTACAAGAATTAATCGTATCTTGAGATGTTTCTATCCTAAAGAAGTATTAAACTTCACTGGTAGTTCTTATAAAGAATTCACTAACTGGGTAGTTGCTATGCTGAATGCAGCAAACAAAGACACATTGTTGAAAGTGAAAGTTGTCTATAATAAAGATGGATATACTACACTTCCAAGTTATGTAAAATTTGCAGCAATTGAGCCTATGATTATCCCTATGGGATTCTATGAAGAAGGTGAAAATGAAAGCATGATAAAAGAAATAAAAGGTATAGACTTATTCGTTAAACCAGTAGTATCCGATAAAGAGACTGTAGTAGTTAATCCTCTAGAAGTCAAATCGGAAGCTCCATCTGACGATCTACCTTTCTAATCTGTTAGGATTTATATAAAGCAGCCACGTTGGGCATAATACGACGAACACGTAGGTTAGTGTACCGCACTATGAAAAATGAGTGATTACAAAATAGTACACAACCTACGTTTTAATGGCAGTTCCGGAGTATCAGGAACATGGTGTAAAGAAAGTAAGATACAGTTTTTCTTTACTGTAGAGTTCAAATCTCTACACTGCCACTAACAATATATCATATGGTTTTTGACACTAATAAAATAAAAGAAGAAGTTACTATTACTTTAGATTATATATTATCTAGAGTAAGTGAGTATGATATATATGCAGCGTATATTGGCAATTTTAAAGTTGGCATGATTTATAATTCTCCATTGAGAAAAGATAAAACACCATCGTTTGGTTGTTTCTATAGTAGAAAGACTAAACAGTTGTTATTTAAAGATCATGGTACAGGAGAATGTGGTAATGTTATCAAATTCGTATCCTTAATAACAGGTTTAACTAATTATTCAGATATTCTAAATGATATAGTTGACAAACTTAAAATTACTAGTAGTACGCATCTCGATAGCTCTAAGCAATATATACCGTCAACTGAGACAGTAATTGGTGTAGTACGTCAGGAATTCACTGAAACTGACATCAATTACTGGAAGCAGTTTAATATACAGGTAGAGACACTAAAGAAGTTTGGAGTAAGTAGTATAAAGTACTACCTATGTAACGGCATAGTAAAAAGCGTTTACAAAGAAGAAAATCCTATGTATGCATATAAGGTATATAATCATTTTAAGATATATAAACCATATGCAGATAAATATACAAAATGGCGTAATAACTTAACTGAATTAGATATTCAGGGTTATAAACAATTACCTAAAACAGGAGATATACTTGTTATAACCAAAAGTATGAAAGATGTTATGTGCTTATACGAGATGGGTATACCAGCTATCTCACCTTCATCTGAATCTACATTCATACCTGATAGAGTTCTAGAACAACTTAAGAAGCGTTTTAAACGTATTATTATATTGTTTGATAGAGATGAAACTGGAGTAAAATATCTCCGTAAAATGAGCCAGAAAACAGGCTTAGAAGGTATGCTAATCCATAAAAAGTTTAAAGCAAAAGATGTATCTGATGCTATAAAAGCTAATGGATTTGATAAAGTGAAAAATTGGTTAACTAAAAATATTAACAAATGATATGGTTCACAGCAGATTGGCATTTCTTTCATGATAGAATACTAGATTTTCATCCTAAACGGAAAGAAATATTTGGTAATGATATGAAAGAGGTAACAGAGAAGATGATACAAAAGTGGAACAGTAGAATTGATAAACATGATACTGTATATATTCTAGGAGACTTTGCATTCGGAACGACGGATGAAAAGAGAAAGTTATTCCAAAGATTAAATGGAAATAAAGTACTTATACTAGGAAATCATGACAAAGTATCAGATAATCACAGATGTTTCTTCAATCATATTACTCAGATAAAGAATATGACATTTAAGAAAACTGTGTTCCCATCGTTACCAAAAAATATTGAAGTAATTATGTGCCATTTTCCTATGTTCTCTTGGGAACATATCGAAAAAGGTAGTATAATGCTTCACGGTCATTGTCATGGCTCAATAGACTTACAGAATTCAGCAGAACTTCCTGATCACATTCGTATAGATGTTGGTATTGATAGCAGTTTTGCAAATTATGATTTTGTATCTGTTGATAAACTGGCAAATTTCATAAAAAACTATATAAAACAATGAGCAAATTTAATTATATTTCCAAAGGATTGCGTAAAGCGTTAGCTTTTCCATTTAAATTAGTAGGTAATACTTTTATTGCCTTAGGTTTTACATTGTCACTTGGTATCAATGGAATACTATTTCCAGAAGATCTCAGTAAAATGGAAACTCTATTAGGTATCCTTAAAGATCTAAAGACTGAAATTGAAGATGGTGGAATAATTATTACTAATGATGTAGAGGAAAAGAAATAAACCTAGCGAAAGCAAAATTCGCAATGCAACACCAAATGAGTATAATGGTATTAAGTTTAAAAGCAAACTTGAGACATATACATATAAGAAGCTGGAAGAGTCGAAGATCAAGGCTGAGTATGAAACTCAACGATACGAACTGCTTCCAGCTTTTACTTTTGGTAATAAGAAATATAGAGCAATAACTTATAAACCTGATTTTGTAGGTGATAAGTTTATTATTGAATGCAAAGGCTATCCAAATGATGCATGGGCTTTGCGTGAAAAACTTTTTAAGTATTATTTGTATATAAATAATCTAGATATAGATTATTATATAGTACATACGCAAAAACAAGTTGATGAATTGGTCAACAAGTTAAAAACATAAAAACTTACAGTTATGGCAGAATTTATTAAGATCGGAAATGAGATTACAGTTAAACCTAAGTTAGAAGGTATTTCTTATGAACTCATAAATAACAAAGTATACGATCTAGAGTTTGATAGAATGCAAGGTAGATCTTATCTCAAAGAAAATGGAGATTTGAATATGCCAAAGAAATTATACAAACTAGAAGAAGATAATAAATTTATCAAACGTGTATTAAGTTATTTTAATTCTGATAATTCTGGAAAGACAACAGGTATATTACTTGCTGGTACTAAAGGTACAGGCAAAACAATGCTCTCTAAACGTATTGCCTTAGAAAGTAATTTACCTATTATTATAGTTGCAAACGATTACCCTGCTAATAAACTTACTAGTTTCTTTAAACATTTTACTACTCCTGTAGTAGTTATGTTTGACGAGATTGAAAAGAATACTTATTGGTGGGAAACTAAGGATCTGTTAGGATTCTTAGACGGTGTAGAAGCTACATCTAAAAAACTAGTATTGATGACCTGTAACAAAACGGATCAGATAGACGATAACTTCTTTGATCGTTGTTCACGTGTTCGTTATTTTAAAGAATATGAAGCAAATTCTAATTCTGTATTTGTACGCTATATGGCAGAAGATAAAGGAATAAAGAATATAGATGAAGTTGTGAACTTCATCATCGAACATATAGAAGTTAAATCATTTGACAATATTTCAGCATTCTTAGATGAAGTTGTTCTCTTCGAAGATATTCCATTAGATAAACTAGCTAAAGATATGAATCTTAGCTTAAATGGAGTAATAAGAACAGGAACAAGTAATTCTAATGATGATGAAGAAGATCTATTCTAATGATACTATTTTATTCAATACTTATATACAAACTTACTAAATCCTTACAATATGAAAATATGTGGAATTAGTGACATACATGGGAATCTCTACAATGGGATTCCTGAATGTGACGTTTTGTGCATTTGTGGAGATATAATTCCATTAAATGAGCAAAGATCTATGGATGCTTCACTAAAGTGGTGGCAGACACGGTTTGCAAAATGGGTAGATAAACTACCTTGTAAAAAAATATTAGTAGTACCCGGAAACCATGACTTTTACATAGAAAGTAAGCTAGGTGATGAATGGGAAAGTTTTGTAGAAGACTACGAAATTTATACTAATGGAAAAGTAAGATTCTTAGTGGATGAGTCATATACATATGAAAGTATAACCTTCTATGGAACTCCTTGGATACAACCTATTGAGTTTCAAGAAGGTAGATGGGCATTTGAATATCCTACTGATGAAATAGATGAGAATCCATTCGAAAAAATACCTAAATGTGATATACTACTTACTCATGATAATCCTAATTATAATGATAAACTATATTATTATAGTTATGGAAAGTACAAACATCATTTGTTTGGACATTGGCATGATGGTATATCATACGGACATCTAGGGCAACATAATTGCTCTATACTAGATGATTGGTATAACTTTAAAAAAGGCTTAAAAATAGTAACAATAGATATTATGACTGAAGACAAAAGACAAGAAATCATAGATGAGATTCTTCTACGATTACAAACAATATCCAATTTAACACAAACTATGGAATTTTCTAATCAATTAAGTAGTCTTATACAGGATTACTCAGAAGAACTACGTGCAGAAATTCCTGTAAAGGAGGATGAAATTGAATGGGATACTTCAGGAAACTTTGTTACTGACACTAATATAATGGAAGAAGATTTCATTGTAGATAGCAACATATTTGAAGAAACAAAAACAGCAGCATGAAAATAGAAATTCCGTATTATGAAGATAACACGCGAATATCAAATTCAGCAATTGGATGGTTCTTGAAGAAAGGACCACGTTACCTCAAGGATATGCTTGACGGTAAAGAAGAAGGTATTAGTGGAAAGTATCTTGATAAAGGAACTATGATACATATGTACCTACTTCAACCTGATGAATTTTGGGATAACTATGAAGTGTTAGACTTTGTAGTACCTAAAGTAAATCAGCAAAAAATGTTGTGTATAGAATATGTTCAAGAACTAGTAGTAAATCCTCTAGAGGATACTGATAAGTTATTGCTTAAAAGTTATAATAAAGCTTATAGCAATAGTAAATCAGATGATAAAAAGCTAGAAGAAGCTAAGCAAATTATTGAAACATTTGCAGAATATATTGTATATCTTAAGCTCGAAAAAAATAACAAAAAAGTGATATCATTTGCTGATATAACTATGCTTAGACGTATTAAGGAAAACATAGATAATCATAAAAAAGCAAGTGAGTTACTTACAAATCAGCCTGGTTTAGAATGTAACAATGAGTTTCATATAAATTGGGAATATGAAAAAGCAAATGTATCCTGTAAGTCACTATTAGATAGAGTTAAGATTGATCATTGTAATAGAAGGATTACATTAATTGACTTAAAAACAACAGCAGATGTCTATAATTTTAAACATTCTGTAGAGGAATATGATTATTATAGACAAATTGCATTCTATATATTAGCTCTTACTTGGTATTTTAAGGAAGAAGGCTATGATATAGAAGAATATGATTTAGAAGCGTATATTATTGCTATTCAGAGTAATGGTAATAATGAAGTACGCGTTTTTAATATGTTAAATGAAAAAGAGTTGTTGGATCGCAAAGACCTAATAGCAGAAGCATTAACAGAAATATCATATCATTATCAGACAGGTAATTGGGACCATACTCGTAAATATTACGAAGAAGATGGAACTGAAGAACTTGAATGAAGCATCTGCATGTCTACTGCAGTTAATTGTAGATAACAAAAAACTAATTAACAAGAACTTTATAAATGTATATACAGAATATCCTGATGAACCATATTTTGATAATCATGTATTCATAATGTATAAAGAAAATACAGTTGCAGATTTATTAAATCTAGAGTTCGAGTTAAAAAAGAACAAATTCTTTCATAGTCTAAGACAAATTCGTATAAACGATGTTTGGTATGAAATAGCTGTGTTTACACTTCCTAATGAAATTAAACATAGATATGATAATATTATTAGTAACGGTCCTGCTGGACTTACTAATTCTGATTATAAGACTATTTGGAATCTATTCAGTGGAATTGATAGTAATATAGGTGATATTATATTTACTAATAATTTTCACGAAATTAAAGAGATTATTCCTGTAGGTGATGTATTAGAAGATCCTATTCTAGGATAATATGAAAACCTCCAATTTTCATACACAAAGAAGGCTACCTTATTAGGTAGCCTTTATTTTTATTTGTTGTATAACTGTTCGTAGTACTTTCTCTTAAGTGCTGGATCTTGAATCTCTTTAATATTTTTAAATGGAGTCATTTTCCATAACCATCTCTCTAACTTAGTATCTCCTTTATAAGGACCATATTTAATAGTCTTATTATTACTAAACATTTCTGCCATTTCACTTGCAGACATTATATTAGTAAAAGGGTTTATGATACTAGTTATAGGACTTACAGAAGTTAAAGTATTAAGCAAATCTAAAGGATTATATTGATTAGAATACTCGAAGCCAGTTCTAGTAACTAATAAAGCTAAGAAATTTATAACCCAACTATCTTTATCATCATCTGCCGCTTGTATTAATAATGGTTTTATTACCATTGATAATAACATAATAGTAGACATTTCAAAGCCAAATTGTTTGAGATTACCTATATCAGATGAATCTAAAGATTTTCTACTGTTCCAATCTCTAATTAGCATAGGTATTACTCTACCTACTGTTCTATATAATGCTTCTCGTTTCATACCTAAATCATAGTCATACTATTTTTTCATAGTTACTCTTTCATTAATAAGATTAGGTATATAATTACGAAACATCATTATTATTGAACCTAAAGCATTATTTGTAAATTGTGCTTTTTGTTCTTCTGTTAATTGTCCATCTGCAGTAGCAGCTAAAGATCTAGCAGCATTACTTATTTGATTTTCTACTTCTGTAAATGCTTTTGCATACGCTTTATTTTCAATATGAATATTACCATCTTTTATTTCTATAATATCATATGTGCTATGAAGTGATTTCCATATATTATTAGCATCTTCTTTATTTCCCATGATATTAATGAACTATTCCTTATTATAGAATTTTCCATTGTAGTATCTATAGTTATTCATAATCGAATTTAATAGTGTACCTTTAATCACGAAATCTGAAAATGAGAAAATTCCAAAAGCCCAATTTCTAGAAATAGTATTTATGATACCTATTCTGTTAGAATTACGGTAAGCGTTCTAGAATTCAGTACCTATTTCAAAATGTTGCATACAAGCTACGTATTTATTATCCGTAGTAGTACTATGCATATAATGCATTATACCTAGTATGTTACTAACCATATTGAAATATGCTTTAGAAAAAGAAGAAAAATCAAAATATCTTCCATTAGCAACAAATCCTAACTGCTGTAAAAAAGCTGTAGCCATACCAGTAGCGCCTACTGCTAAATTCAATCCTAAACCTATTAATTGACCGAAATTTTTAACAGATAATGCTATTTTACTCCAGTTGATTTCAGTTCCAGCTAAGCCAAAGAACTTTCCTATTCTACTATCACTACTTATTTTTTGTAAATGAGCTTTAACTTCTTCTCCATACTCTTGCATGTCTATAAACTTACTTACAAACTTATATACATTAGTATCCTTACCTTCTTTTTTATTACTTTGTTTGTATACTTTTTTACCAGTGGCATCTACTCCTATAGGTTTTCCTATGAAAGTTCTATTTGCTAATTGCATTTTAATAACTTCTAAATCTGGTTGTATCTCTGTTTTCTATTTGAAATTTTCAGCCATCTTATAATATGCAATAACAGCTCCTACAAGGTCATTAGTTATTCTATTTGGATCAGGTTCTCCTTTTTCATTCCTAATAGGGTCAATAAAATATGTTGGTATTAATCTTTGTTCAGATCCGTCTGGTCTACTTGTAGGAGCATCTACAAAACCAACATCATCTGTCTCTTTTACTATACCTTGTTTAGTCTGTTGTAAAAATCCTTTAATGATACCATCATTTTTCATGTACTGATACATACTTCCACTCATCTATGGAAGTCTATACGGATTATTACGTGTAAGATATGTGATCTTATCATTAGATTCTTCCATACCAGATAGTAATCCTTTATACAGTTCCCACAAGTCTTTGTTTTTAGTAGCAACATCGTTGCCGTCTTTATCCTTTACTGGATCGAACATGTCGTAGTACTACTTGTTGGTATAGATAGTCGATTTTGGCTGATAATATTCATCAATATTAGTATCAAAATCATTGTTGAAATATTCAGATTTAGGATCTATTTCGCTAAATTCTCTTGTTGGAGCTTCAGTGTTTATTAATGTCTTATCTTTTGGTACTACTCTAGTATAATACCAATTAGGTCTCTTAACTTCCTGTTCTCCAACGTAATATACTACATGATGAGTTAATTCCCAAGCTTCATAAAACTCTATCCCACGTTTGAGAGCATTAGCTTTATCTATTTTATATTGTTCAGTCGGTATTACCTCTGCTATATCTTCGAATTCTACAGCCTACTGTTGTTTTTTAACTTTTGGAGTATTTTTACGGATTTTACGCATCTATCTGTCTATAGATTTTAATGTACCCAATAATTGAGAAGACATTCTCTTAACATCCAAACCTCCAGTATATTCATTTCTATAAGGTTTGGTTAGGTCTTCTCTCATTTCTTGCAATTGAGCATATTCATCTCCGTATGTTTTTTTATTTAACTGTGCTAATTGCTTATAAAACTCCTCACTTATCTCTTCTCTTGTATATCTTTTTTTCCATTTTTCATACTCTTCTGAAGTTAAATTCTTTTTAGCTTCTGCCTTAGCTTCGTTAAATTTCTCCATATTGGTTACATAATGCATACCTTCATGAAGAGTTTTATTAAGATCCGTTAACTCCTATGCAATTTGTAAATCCATATCTGTCTTAGGAGCACCATTTTCATAGTATCTAGACATTAATTGCTTTTTCTAAGTATTATAATCTAGGTATTGATTCCATTGGGATTCTGTCAAATTTTCCATATGTACTCTACCTTTATTATCTCTTACATCATCTAGGAGTTTGTATATCTTAAATTGGATAGCATCTCTGGCATCTCTTGCTTCTTGACTTAAAGAATTAAAAGCGTCATAATACTTCTTTGTGTATCTTCTTTCACAATTATTACTTAGCCATTCATTCATTTCTTTATTAAAGTTAGTTCGAGCTTCTTTATCTAAAGGTAGCTTCTAACCTTCCGGAACATTATACTTGGTTTTCAATCTTTTTCTTTCATTTTCCAAGTTGTTCATAAACTCCCCGTACTTTCTATCTCTAATAAAATATCCTGTCTTTTTGCCATCAGAATCATACTCAAATAATTTCATCTATTCACCAATTGCTACATTCTACTACAGACGTAGCATTCTGTTACCAAATTTATGAGTATTGAATCTTACTCTGTTATTAGCATTTGCTACCATGTCAAATATAACACGAGCCGCCTTATCATTCATTTTATCTCCGGCAGAGATCCAGCGCATTAAAGTAGTTACGTCATTTTCAGTAGTTATTAATTCAGAACTAACATACTCTTCAAGCTCTGTTCTGCTAAGTTCATCTTTTATACCATATTGAAGTAATGTCTTTTGAGCTAAATCTGTAGTAAGTTCTGTTATACCTTGTTTTGCTGCAGCAAACTGTGTACGCATATTACTTATCATAGTTTTTAACTAGTCAAAGCTCTCTTTACCTAATAGATCTTGATATATATTCGAATCAAATATGTTCTTAGCTATTTCTTCTAACACATTATTGTACATGCCAAAGTAATCCTACTAGAGTTGAACTAATGCTAGATTACTAAACCCACTATCTCTACCTTCTCTAAGATTCTTCTGTGCCTGTAATATAGCATTAACTGGAGCGGTCATAGTCCTATTTATATCATATAAACAGAATACTATAGTTTGTAATGATGTAATATTGGGATTTTTTAAAGACGCCAGCTATTGTTCCAACGGAACTAATAAAGCAGTTTTATTCTAAATATTACGCCCCTAGATAGCTTTTATACGAGCCTATACAGCATTGGTAATTAATTGTCTTATAGAATCTAATGTAGAGTCAAAATCGTATCTTTGAGCACGAAATCTCTACATAGCTTCGTCTATTTGATAAATAGTTTGTTGTTGTAACGGAGATATTTCTCTATCAAATATATTTGCAGAATTTGGATTAAAGGACCCACTATTATCTACAGATTTTATCTATTTGTTAGTATAAGTTACATACTCAACACCTTGTGACTGATTAAGATCTAATTTCTAATCGTGACCAATTATGCCATCTGTATTTCGTATAGTATCTTCATTAGTCATTATTGTTTCTACAGTGTCAAAATTTAATTCTTCTTGTGACTGAAAAGGATTTTTTATAGATAAATATACAGGTATTATAAACTTACCATACTGATTAGCATAGTGTATATCTGAAGTAAAGAAAAAACCAACATCTGCTTTGGCTGTTTCTTCAGGGGAAAATTGTTCAAATTCCTATTTGGTTCCATGATATACTATTAATGGTTCGCCATTTTCGTCTACTACTTTTGAAGAATTTTTAGGATCATTCACCCAATCTCCAAACCAAGCTTTAAAACTATTTGTGTATACTTTAGCTTTAGCCTATATAGCATCTACTCTATTACCATTATTGTGTTGCAATAATGTTTCAAACAGTATAGAAGGCTCCCCATTAGGAGCCTTATCTAAACTGTACCCACCATTCTAATCCCACACAGCGTAAGCCTATACTTCACCCAATGCATCTACTAATTCTTCAAATTCTGCTTTTACTTTTGGGTCACTCAAAATTGGACATATTCCTTTTGCCATAATTATTTACTTTTACAAATGTTAAATGCTTCGTCTGAAAAATTATCTTTACTTAAATCATCTTCTGTTGTAAACATGCCTGTAATATCAAGTCCAGATGATTCTACTCCAGATAACGGATCTGATTGAATATCAGCTTCCGACAATGCTTGAGTTATTAATAATTGTTGTTGTACTTTATTCATTAAATTATCTCTATTAAGTAAACCAGATTCTGCTGCAACTTCTTTATCTATTTTCTTGCTTTCCATAGCTACAGTTTTAGGAGTATTACTTTCAAGAGTAGGTTCATTATTGTTCACCTCTTGATTGTATGGATCTTTAGTAAATACAAAATCTTCCGTTATATACTGACTTGGTAGGAATGTAATATCCACATCGCTAAAATTAGATCCTTTCACAGCTAATCTAAACTTTTCATGATCACCAAAATACTCTATAATCTATTCGCCAGTCATTGTATTAATATTGTTTTCTGAAAAGTCTGATAATTGATTGTAATCTTTGAAGTATTCACTTAAGTTGACACTACCTTTAGTTCTACCTAATCTTGGTATTGCTACATATATAGTTTGTGTAGCTTGACCTAATTTCTTAGCTTTCTTCTTATCGTATGCTTCTACTTTACCAGCTTTAACATATAAAACAGTATTTCTACTATTACCTTGTGGATAATCAATGGCTAAGAAATCTCTTTCATCTTTCCTTGACTTAGTAGCGAAACTAACTAAATATTGAGATTCATCATTCCAAGGAGCTGTTTCATATATAAATGCAGATGAATTACCAGAATTTGATTTTGGTCTAGTTACATTCTTAACTATTTCATGATCATGAGCGTTGTTACGAGCTATTATCATAGCTAAAGAAGTATACTTACTTAACGTAGGTTCATCAATATCGCTAAGTATATTGTTTAACCAACTACCATTATTCATGTCATGAATAGTTCTTCTCACTTCATCAGCATACCCTGTATCTAATCTATATTGACTAGATATTAAATGAGCAAAGGAATTTGGACTCTTATTATCGTAAGAAGTGTAGAATGCATATTTAGCCAATCTCTTTGAGAACTTTCTAACAGCTTCATTATCGCTTTGTAATAAATCACTAAAGTATGCTATAAGTCTATTTTCGAAATTAGCACTGTTACTCATAGAGTTGTTCAACAAAGTTATTGAATCCGTATCTGTAAGATCAGTAGCTACAGTAGGAACTAAGTAATTTAAGAATGAATTATTAATAGTTCCATCTCCTGTTAACATGCTACTATATTTACCATTATCATTCTTTCTAATAGCTGCTTTAAATTGAAACAGTCTTTTAGGAACAGTCCAATCACCTAATACCATTCTAGCATATTCTCCATCGTCAAGATGCATTTCTTCTATACTATTTGCTATTCTAGATCTTATAATACTATCTATGATAGAATCTAATTTAGTAGCAACTTGTTTGTTCATATTAGATCTATCTCCTGTTATAACATTTGCAAGACTTACGAACATTCCACTGTACATATCTGTAGCTTGTAAGAACGAACTTGATAATATATTTCTTGGAATATCTACCGCATTAGTAAGTTTCTTCATTAGAAAACTGTCAACATAGTAGTTCATTAAAGCATTTACATCATCCCCTTCTATAACAGAACCTTTATCATCTACCTGATAAAACTATTCTCCTTCTTTTCTTATAAAGTCAAATACCTATTTGCTATAGTTAGCCTGTTGTGATAGAGTATTACCATATTTTTTAGTATCTATCTGAGATAATCTTACTAGTTTTGCTAGTCTTTCAGCATATGGCAACATTTTAGAATAAGCATCGGCTACTAATAGTTGTTGAATATAGAAATCAAGATTTCTCTCTCCTTTTATATTGCTGTTTAAAGATTTTTCAAGTTTTAAAGGATCTACTGCTAATGATTTGTCAACTCCTTTATCTTTATCGTCCCAATTATCCAATATATTTAGCAACTTCTTCTGTTCTTCTTTAGGTAGAGTACTTATGTATTCTTCCGCTTCTTCTTTATACTATTTTTTCAACTCAAATAAAGTATCATCCATGAGCTCAGAATAACTAACATCGCTAGGATCTACTCCATATTGCCCATTAAGCTTTATCAACGTATTGGCAAAATCCTTAAGTATTGGTTGGGATAAGAAATAAAATGTTACTTCACCTTTTCCAGTCCTTAACAAGAACTCTGTCATACTATATGTAACAGAATTAACATTAAGATTAATAATGTATGGATCTTTTGCAACGTCTACATGGGCGTTAATCATTGCAGATAGCCAATCCAATATTCTCTCACCATCTTGTGATACTATATCGTTTATATTCCCTAAATTATATGTATCTCCTACTGATCCGAGATCCATTTTTAAGTTTAGAGCTTGAGTAAGAGCATGATTGGTTGATGCAAGAGCAAACGGAGCAATACCGTCCTTACCTCCAGTATATTCAAATTTCTTGAATAACTAATAAGAAGGAAGGAGTTCATACATAGGTTTGCATTCCTCTTTAGATTTACCCATAACTAAAGGAACTATTTCTTCTTTTACTTTGGTTGTAAGATTATCCAGAGGTGCTCTACTTTGATCAATGTTACTATCATCTGATATGGCAACTCTATACATGTCTATCAAACCATTAACAAGCTATTTTTCAGAATTACTAGATAAATCGTCCCAATTACATTGTAAATAATTTCCATCTTTATCATAATAACCTGTAGCTATATATAGCTTATCAATATCAAAGTCAGATCCTGTCATAGCAGTAAAATCATCTGGAACTACTATAACGTCTCCCATAGATTCTGGTAACACATCTGTAACTCTTAATGAACATGTAGAAGAAAGACCCTGAGTTGGAATACGATAACCTAATGCAAAAGGCTTAGCATCTTGCCCAATTATCTTCTTATCTAACAACCAGTCTCTCATAGCAGTATAATCAGAAGCATATTTCTTAGGAACTATATGTTTAAAGAAATTAGTACTCAACATGCAATCCATACTACCATCACTATTAAGAGGATTTAAAGGCTTACCATCATTAAAAGCTCTACCTACTTGATATTGTTTCTATACCCCAGTAGTATCTTTAAATCCAAAGAATGCATGTTGGATAGCAGATCCTCCGGGAGTATTAATATCAATGGCAGTTTTTCCTACTCTTGATATTATTCTACTTTCTACAAATCTTCTATTACTTTGGGCTGACAAAGGTACCTTGATTTGTCCAGTAGTTTTGTTTATTTCAAATGAAGATAAAGCATCTCTTGATAAACCACTAGATTTTCCTTGAGATATTAAGAACTTAGATAGTTTCTATTCAGAAGGTTTACCATCTTCTAAGAATTCATCATATATTTTTTGAGCTCCAATGTCAGATAATCTATTTATAGCTCCAAATATATTATCTATAATCTATCTACCAGTATATTCTACATCTTTATTTAAACCATATGGTCTATCTTTTATTAAATTACTTAAGGCTACTTTGGCAAATTGAGTACCAAGTGATCTATCTACACTTTCATGAGGATCTGTATTCATTTGCAGACGTAAATTTCTAAGATCTTGTATATATGTAGGTAACTTAGAATTATCAGTATCTAAACCTTCAAAATTAGTTTCCCCTATTACAGTAGACGTAGAAGGCTTGTTCAAATCCTCTGTATTAAATCTAGAATTCTCTGCATCTTTATATGGAACAAATTTCTGTCTGCCGCCTACTTTAACTGCAGATTCAAATGTAAGCATATCTATGGTTCCCAGCTCATCATTGTTCATTCTTTGATATAAATGATAGTTATCAGCTTTTGCCATTACTTTAAATAATGGGAATATTGCCATCTTATCAAATACTGGAACATTCAAACCTAACTTAGTCAAGTTGTGATTTCCGAAGTACACCATCTTCAATGGTTTAATAAGTGTTTCCAAAGCTTGAGTATACTGTTTTGGATCAGACAGCCACTATTGATTATCACTTTCTAAAAGATCAAAAGCCGTTTCAACTTCTGGTGACCATTCTCCTACAGCTTGGATAATTCTCTTATATAAAGCTGGTCTAATATAAACTGCAGCATCCGCCTAATTTATATTACCTTCTCCTCTGTTGTTAACCCCATATGCTGCGATTTGCCTTTCTACAGAATCTTCAATTGATTTTCTTGATTTAGCGTCAATAGTTTTTAATGTCTTATTAATATTATCCTTACTTACCATATTAATAAGTTGTCTCTGACTAATATTAGGGTTCTTCCTTTGTAAATATTTCATTACTTCAGCAGATGTAAACATCTTTTTGTATTCATCAAATTTTACAGATTTAACCATATTATCACTCATGTGTAATACAGTAAATTTAGAATTATTCCTTACATCTCCATCACCCCAGAAAGTTCTAAGATTATCTCCAGTAGATAATACTGAACCAAGACGTTTGATTTTATCAACTGATCTTTCTACTATTATCCATGGTTTATTTTTATCTCTTTTCCATTTATAATAGGCAGGATCTCCTACAAATGCTTTTTCAATTTCATTTATAGATACTATTTCATTTACTACATGATTTGCAATAATAGAATAAACAGCCGCTGACTTGTTATTTCTAGATGTATCACCAGAGGTTAGATTTTTAGATCTATCTGTGTACTCTTTCACTATATTTGTAGGTAGCAATACATTTTCAAGTCCTGCCCCATCTCTTCTTACTATTCCTTTATCTACTAGAAATGTTATCTCTTCTTGGACTTTATCCTATAATGTTGCATTTATCGCATCAAATAGAGCTTCTTTGTCTCCAAATAAAGTATTTCGAAGTTGTTTTAATCTTGTCTCCATCTAATTACCACCATTATCATAATCAAATTTAGACCAAGCCCACAACATCTGATTTAAAGGAACATATTTATATGTACCATCTTGTTGTCTCATCTTAAGTGAAGAGAAATACCTAAAATAACCACCATTACCAGAGTTGTCCATAACCCCATTCTTTATTTTACCATGATAATTATCAATACGTAAATTAGGGTTTTCTTCTACTTCAGATTTATGAATATAATAATCATATACAGCGTTGAATTCATCTAACAAATAGTCTGATATAGCCTGTAAAGTATTGTCAGAATATCTGTACATGTCATCTTCTACAAATAATTGTTGAATACCATTCTCTGTTTGCACTTCTGTCATTCTAGATCTACTCAATAAGTCATGAAACAGATTAACACCAGTTATAGAATACCATGTTTTTTTATCTGCCATTGTTGGCATAACTATTCTGTTCTGATGAGCTAAAGTAAGTTTTGCAATATAATCCTCAGTAGGAGATATCTAGAAGTAATCTCTACTGTCTCTATTATCTGCATTACGTACTGCAATAAGAGTGCTAAGACTCAACTTGGATCCTTGTTTTAGTGCTCCTAATAATAAAGAGTGTTTATTATATGTAGCAAATAGTGTCTTATTTACTTCTGAAGCGTCTTGATTAAACCACCTAACTCTATCAGACATATAATTATTCTAAGTAATGGGATAAATAGTAGTATTATTTGGTCCTGTTACACTAAACTCGCTAGGATTAGGATGAGACTTTCCGTGAGCTATGGCTAACTTTTGTATAAAACTACCTTCTGTTGCTGGGAAAGGATTATCTAGTTTCAGATCTCTGGACTCTCCTTCTTGTAGTTTGTTCAAATTACCTATTATCTGATTTCTAGCACTTCCTTTTTTAGTGGATCTTAATATAGTGTATAATTTATCAAAAGATTCTACTGTAGGCAATTCTTTATCTAAACTTTCAGTACCATATAATAGATAGTCTATAGTTTTAGTATCAACATCAATACCAATACTATTAAGTATTTCTACGAAATCTTCTTTTGCTTTTACTGCAGTCTGTCTTATTTGATCTTCTGACAACTTATTGGATCCTTTCATCTTTTTATTTATGAAAGGTTGTGCTATTTCAGATAGCTCGTCTGCTATTATTTCTAATCTTATCTCTAAGTTATTTAACTTTTCAGAGTCTATTACAAAATTGTTTACATCACTCTTATCTATCATTCCAGATACATAAAATAACCTTCCCCATTGTCTAGGATATTTATTCTAATATCTAAATATTGCTGAGTCAATTACTCTCCATTCTCCTGCTTTAGCTCTAACGGTAGTTTTAATATCTCTTACATATTCTTCTAAAGCTGCACTAGTTTTTACTTTCTAGAACGCATCCTAGAATTGTACAGTTGTCATTTCATTTTTTGCACTCTTAATGGTAGTAAGAATCTGAGTACAAGTATTTTCATCAGGTTTATTAGCACCACTTATATAATTAAGTAGAGATATAAAGAATGGATCTGCTTTACCTAATCTAGCACATCTATTTTCTAAGTCTTCCCACCTTTCAATGTCCCACAGATTTTCCATAATCTTATTCCAAGTAACATCAAATGATTCTGTCATATTAAGACCAAAAATAGGATCTGTTACTGGAACAAGTTTTCTAGATTTATCATATTCCATTTTAGGAATAGAATAGAAAAACAGTTTGGCATTGAAGGACATATTAAGTTTCTTAGAAAATTCGTAAGATACTCTATCATATTTCTCATCAGGTCTTTTTTCTCCAGTATCATAATCGGATTTTTCTTCAACTTCTACAGCTTTTATATTAAGAGAACTTAACTATTCTACCATGGACTGTTTGAATATATCCCAATTATCTAGCACTTCTTCTATAAGTTGATCATTCTACTCTGGCGTTATACCAGCCATCATATTACTTTCTATTATAGAAGGTAAATAATCTAAATTTTGGCTTAAATTTTCTATATCTTGAGCTTTACGTATATTAAATATAGATAGTAAAGTACTAGTAAGAGAATCTACCACATTATAGAACACATCTGGATTAATGATAGAAGGCATGTCTTTCAACCTATCTTGATCTACTCCCGGTATTGAAAAATATACTCCCTTCTCAGTATAAGCCTTATTGAATTCATCAATAGAAGATTGATTCATCTAGTACTCTTTGTACTTACCTTTATTAATGTTCCTATATATGTTCTCTGTTAAATTATTAGATATACCAAATAATGATTTTACAAATCCTTTTATAGCTCTAAAAGCTTTTATAGTTTGATAACCTAATTGAAACCATTTAGCATTTTCTACTATAGCCCAGTTACGAAAATCTTCAGCCATAGCTTCTTCTATTTCATTTACAGTTCTATTTCTATACTCTGAATTACGTTTAACAAAGTCTTCATATATGATCTATCTTTCAGCGGCAGAGTGCACAAGCATATTTATATAATGCCAAGCCTCATGATACTGTATGCCAAGTCCAGCTCCTTTACCTAATAATATATTAGCAACATTACCAACAGCCATTCTTGTAACACCGTACACTCTAGGTCCATTAGATGCAGATCTCATTACACCATTAAATATTCTAACTTGATCTACAGAAAGACCAAGTTTGTCCATTAACCATGTTTTAGCTGCTTTAAGATCCTACTCTACTCTATCAACCTCATTGCCTTCTACAGAATATAAACCGTTTACTTCTCTTCCAACTTCTTGGAACAGTTTCTCCATCATACTTCTGATAAACATCTATGGTTTACCATCCTAATCGTATAAATATACAAAACTATCTGTAGCAACTTTTTGATTTAGACTTTCTGCATACTCTTTTATTTCATCAGAAGTCATAAATCTTCCTACTTTAGGAGCTGCGGCATCTGATGGTTTTATATTCTTGGCTAACTCTTGTGCTTTAGCTCTTCTATTAACTTTATCTGTACGAGCGGGTTTACTTTCTGTTTTTTCTTTTGTAGTTTGTTCAGTAGCGTTATGTGTAAATATTTTTCGTATAGATTCATCGGATAAACTTAGAACTCCATTACTGTCTCTCTTTAGTAAATCCATAGCTAATTGAGAATTCATAGCTAAGTTTACTAACGGTTCACCCAACGGTTTATTAGAATTGTCAAAGAATTGAGTTATATAATCTGACCGTTTATTAGTAGCATGTACAATACTGCCTTTCTCAAAAATAGATTTAGTAATAGTGTTACCATTCTCTTCTATTCTATCTGTACTAATATGTTTACCAAGATATTCTTCAAACTCTGCTATCTATTCGATACCCCAGTTTTCAATTTGAATACTATCTATTTGTTGTCTGTATTTTTGTAATACGTCTTTAAGTTGTTTCTCTCCAAGAAATTTGGTTCCTTTTTCAGCCACAGATTTTGTTTCTGCTTCTTTAGAAGATTTCTTGCTTATAGGTTGTGTAGATACAGTTACAGCAGTTTCAGTCTGATCTGTAGTTATATCTTCTATGTATATAAATCCATCTTTAAAAGCATAATCTCCCATATCTGTAAGTAACTTGCCACTATCAATAGTCCAAGCCATAGCAGGAGGCGCAACTTTGTCTTTCACAAGTTTACCATCTACTCTAGAAATACCTAGTTGTTGTAACGTAAATTCCAGTTCTCCGGGGAATAGTACTATCTTATCATTTTTTGGATTCAAACGTATAGCCAAATCTCTAAGCTGTTCTGGAAGTGAACTGGTTAATACATTTTTATCAGTGTTCCAGTGAAAGTTTTGCATCATAAACCATATTACCATCTTTCTGACATTAGGCTCTGTCTTTATTTGTTCTAATGGTATTTCTGTTCTAAAATACAAACCACCTCTTTGACTATTTGGTAATGCTATATAGAATCTGTTAGTATCTGGATCAAATCCTAATTGTTTCTTTGCAAGATATTGAGCAGCTTCTTGTTTCTTTGAAGATAATCTAGTTTTAGCTCCTTGATTTACTATCAATGGCAGTACTCCATATGGGTCTCCGTCTGTAATAAGATCTAAAACATATTCCATAAAATTAGTATAGTGTCTATCTGATGCTGGGTTTCCATTTTCATCATGACTCTTTAATACTATCTGCGATGGTTTAGTTACTTTATCATCTCTAAAGAACTTTTCACTCAAATATATAGGCAAAGAATATCTACCTCTAGGAGTGGCAGATGGTTTAGGTACTATTACTATTTTACCAGAGAAACCACCACTAGTATATAGTGCTTCATCATTACCCATATGTTTAATAAAGTATGGGTTTGCATCACTCATTCCACCGGTTCCATATCCAAATGTACATTCTGTGAATATGTCTAATGGATTATGAGGAATCTCAAATGTCTTACATTCTGACAGTTTCCTCAATTTAGGCTTGTTGCCGTCTTTCTGATTATTAAACACCCCATTAGATACATTTACTTGAGTAGGCACTACATGGGTTAGGGCTTCATCTGGTAATACATATTTTCCGTTCTTATCTTTTGGACATTGCTGCAGATAGGCTCTAACTACTTTTTGTTTCTGTTCCCTTAGTACTTCAAGATCTTCATTAGCTTTAGTACCGGGACCAATGTTTTCAGCCCCCAATCTACGTTGATAATCTAAAGTAGCCTTTTTCTGACTTCTATATGCTGCAGCGTATATATCTCCGTCTTTGTCAATTATAACATATACAGCTGCATTCTCATAGGTTCTAGGATCATTAGGATCAAACTATGTTTCTGATTTATCGAACGTAGGACCGGGCACTAAATACAATTTAGCACCATCTAAGAATCCCGGTTTACCCATAGCCTCTCCAAGTTCTTTGCCACTGTGTATTTTTTTAGCTCCTTTTACTTTAAATGGAAGCTACATAGGTTGTGTAGCGTCAGGTCTATAGAATAAAGTTCTACCAACTAACCAATTATTTCGTATAGTTTCAGATGTAGATAACCCGGGAACTTTTTCACCTTCTTTTGCTAGTTTATTAGCTTTTTCAGATAATGTGTGTTCTGGATCATTTGCATACTCATCGTACGAATTTTCTTTGGCTAATTGTTCATCTGTAATCTCCACCCCGTTAAGAAACATTTTACCATCATTAGAAACAAAGAAATCTCCAGCCTACGGATTGTCACTACGACTATCTGTAGATTCTGCTTCTTGTATTTTGGCGTCTAATTCCTTTGGAGTAAGATCTTCAATCTAAGTAAGATCTCTTTCAATATCAGGATTATCATCTCTGGTTAGACCTAAATCATCTTCAGGATCTGCCCAGTTCTTGGCATCCATTATATTTTCTTCTGTAATTTTATCTTGAGTATCGTCTTTGGGTTTTTTTTCAGATGGATTTTCTACTTCCCTGATTGCTCTTTCCCTAATAGATTCCTGTTCATCACTAATGTCTGGAGCATCCTCAGTTGAAACTAAATCAGTTACATCTAATTCTTCTGTATCTACTTCTTCTTTAGCTTTAGTTAATTTATCTTCATCTGTTTGAGTATAGATGTCTTTGTCTTTTCTCTTCTCTTTTGTTTTTACACTAATATCTGTGCCTTGTAAAGGAGAAGAACTGTCAGCATTACCAGTAGGAGTAAAATCAACTTCTGATGTATCTTGTTCAGTATCCTAGTTAAGGGCATTCTCTACTTCTGCATTTAAAGCTACATCTTGTTCAGTATATGACCTATCATTTTGTTCATATCTGTCCATATCTGCTTTAATTATCTCATTAGCATAATCCCTAGCAGCTCTTACAGTTTCATCCTGAATTTTTATCTGCAGTTGTACATTCTAATTATATCTAGCTATAATACTAGCTAACGATGGAGCATCTTTCCCATTCTGCTCTGCTTCACTAGTCTACCTGTCTATTATAGTTTGTTGCTCTTCTGGAGTAAGTTGATTCCAATTTCTGATATTAAAATCTATCTGCCTGTTCTGATTATCTTTTACCACAATACCATTCTAATATGCAGATCTTCTATTAACAGCTTTATGTAACAAACCAGTAAGTATAGCCTTATCTGCAATAGCTTGATCTATTTCTTTATTAGTAGATAAACCAAATATATCTACCATAGCTTTGGCATTAGGAATATTCTTTACCTCTTTTTCTAAAGATTTAGAAATTTTATTTATGTAAGAAGCTATAGCTGCTATATTCTCATTAGTTACGTCTAAACCATTCTTTTTAGCTTCACTAACAAATTTGTCCATATCCTTTAACTACCTTCTCAACCTACTATATACAGTCTAAGTGGCAGTCAGGTTTCTAACCTTCTTTATAGCTGCTACCAGTTCGTCTTTACTATTGTTCCAAGATAACTTTTGCTCTTCTGTTAACCCATTCCAGTATTCATCTACATTAGAATTAAATGCAGTTGCATTTTCTTCATCATTAATCTTTAGTAAATTCTACAAATTAGCGTCTGCCTCTTTTGTTTTTTCATTGTATATTCTCTCATTATCATATGCTTTAATCGCATTTTTAACGAAAATTTTATGTTTATCAGATCCTCTATTTATATTTAAATCTTCTAGATTAGTATTAACGGATGGATTATAATAAATAGATTCTATAGTTTTTGCTTTAACTATATCTTCATCTATATCTTCTTGTGTAAGACCTTCCGGAGTAAATCTATCTTTTATATCTACTAGATTATTCAATATATCATCTGTATACCCTTTCTTTACTGCATCAAACCATCTATCTACCTTAACATCGTTTTCTCTGTTAGATATATCATATGCAGCCATATTGCGAAGCATATTATTTGACTTCACATTACGTATCATTTGGTATCCGTCAGAAATAGCTGTAGCAGGACCTCCCATTACTAAGCCTATTAAAGCTCCAATTTTCATGTTCTGCTCAAGTTCTTTATCATTATTTAAAGCATCGTCTGGATGTAACCCCATAAGAGCTAAGTTGGCTTCAGCACCGTATTTAAAATTCTTTAAAAAAGCATCTATTAAAGTTAATTCTCCGCTATTATATGAATTCTATAACTGATAATCTTTTTGTATAAGATACTGTTGACCTTCTTCAGTTCCTTCTGAAAAAGCGGTTATACCTAGTTTACCGCTCATCTTGCCCATAGTATTAAATAAATCTTTATACTTATTAGCTTTGAAAACATCTTTTCCAGCTATGGTATAAAGAGCTTTATTTATTCTATTATCTATAAACTTACCTCCTAAGTTTAAAGCTTTTGTTACTCCAGTTGCTTTAGAAATTCCTTTAGCTACGTCTTTAAAACCTTCTTTTGCAGACTTTATTGCCAGTTTACCTCCATAAGAATACAAGCCCATATCCATTAAATCCCATAGACCTAACGCCATATTAGATTGTTCTACATCACGCAATCCTAAGTAAGCATCATACTTGGCTTTCTCAAAACTGGGGTCATCTGTATTGATATTGTACACTAACATTTCCTCTAATATCTGTGGAACAGTTAATTCTTGTACATTTATTCCCCTAGCTTCTAACCCCTAAGCTCCTTTGGTTAATATGGTTTCTGGATTAATATCTCCTTTTTCCATCTAACCAACCAAGTTAGATAGATATGAGTCAAAGATTTCAGCATTTGTTTCCTATGTTCTTTGATAGTACTGATTCCCAGCATTGATAGCAGCTTCAGTCAAAGTAACTGCAGCTGAAGCATATGGAATACCTCTTTTACCTAATGCTTTAGCTGTTAATCCAGCTAATCTACCAAGAGTAGCAGTTTCTATAGTAGTAGCAAACTCTCCCATTGATGATCCTATTTGTGGAAGAGCATATAAGTAAGATCTTGGTTCAGTCCATTGAAACTCGTTATTATTTACTTTTTCTCTAAATACTGGGTCAATAGCATCAGGATCAAAGAACCAACTACCATTACGTAAGGTTTCTTGTTTATCTCTAAGTTTTTGAGTCTTTACATTATGACTGGTATTATTATCTTCTTCTAACTGATTAAGTTTAGCTATTATGCCACTTCTATCTGGATTATTAGATACTTCTTCATTTCTAACAAAATTCACAGCATCACCATATCCTTTATTAACATATTCGCTTATTTCTTCTGCACTATTATTAAAAGATAAAATATTGTCTAGAGCTATAGTAAATCTATTCCATAAAGGAATATTGCTTACATTAACTGAAGTTACGTCTTTTGGAGCTTCCGCTTTTTCAGCCAATCTAATGTTACTATTGGTAAGAGCTAAGGATCTATCTGTTAATTCACCTAATAAGTTGATACCGCGATATTTTTTCTCACTATACGTAGCTCCTCCAACTTTAGGAACTTTGTAGTACATAGATATAAGATCTTTATTTGATTTAGTTATCTAATCAAATTTAGCGAAATCCTATGATAGTGTGTCCCATATTTTTTGAGCTCCTTCCTCATCTCCCTACTTAGCTAATTCATAAGCTTGTTGTCTTCTGGTTTCATAATCTTTAACAAAGGCAAAATCATTTAGATTCTTTACTTCGTTTTTTATTATATTACCTTTCAGAGATCTTATATTGGTTTCTACAGCTTTTTCTATAGTAGACTGCACTAACGGGGTTCTATACAAATCTTGTATATTATTAGCCAATGAACCTAACACAGGATTGGTAGCAATACTCATAAATCTTGCGCCCTTATTCCACCAAGAAGTATCCTTATCTTTAGTTTCTTCTTGCTGCTGATACTGATATTTAACCGCATCTTTATTGTAAAGATTGGTATACCCCTTTTCTTGAATATACTGGTTATATTCTGCAGCTTTCTACTTTCTATCTGATGCTCCATCATTAGTAGTTACACTGTCTCTTACATTAAATGTAGAACTAGTTAATTTACGAGCTCCTAATCTTAATCTGTTATCTTCCATATCAATTGTAACCAAGGTATTTATATGCAGACTCTACAGCCTGTTGGTATCTTTCTTTAGAACCTAATTTTCTTACTTTATCTTCATATATCGCATTTCTACTAACTGTAGCTTCACTACTACCAGTCTCTATAGGATATAGACCTTCAACTTCAACGTATAAGTCAGATTTGTCTATCTTTTTTCTTTTCAAACCTTTTTCTGTAGTACCACTTAGCACTTCACCAGTTTCTGGGTCATACTCTTGTTTAATTGTGATTTCTTCCTAATCAGATATATCTCCGAATGGTACTACTTTACCAATTGATGCTACATTTTCTATATTCATTCCAATATTGCGTAGATCTTTCATAGATACATAAACTTTTCTTCTATGATAAATATCAGCTATATCTCCTACAGTACTTCCTGCATCTTTTATAATAACATCTCTAAACTTATTACTATACCAAGCTTCTTGAAATCTTACATTGTTAATTAGAGATTTTTCAAATGTATTTGCACTTTTACTTCCTTTCTTTGCAGCTGGATCGAGCAATGCTTGTTTAATATACTGTGGAGCACCCATATCATACCCAATTATTCCAGTAACAAAATCATCCCCGAGCACCATATTACCTGTTTCATTGGATACTTTAAATCCCTTATTCATAGTGCCTTCCCCTCCTTCTGACAAGAATATTTCACCAGCATTTGGAGATAAAGGACTCTGTATATTATCTAATACTGTTTTGGATTTCTGTCTTGGCATACCTTTTGCAGAATTAAATATTTTATCAACATTGATAGTCATATTCTGCATTGCTTTCTCTATTACATCTGGAGTTATACTACCATTTCTAATCTATTCTCTTTCTTCTGCCGACAATCCTCCAAATTTAGCTAGCATATTTCTATTGGTAGTAGATTCTACTATGGTGGTTAAATCTGGTAAACCTTGAGGAACTGTACTACCCGAACCGCCTCTTCCTGCATTTTTCAACTCTTGTATGTATGACGGATCTACTTCATAGTCTGGTCTAATAGTTCTATCAATTTGTGACTATGCTATCATATCAATAAATTGACTTTTGGCTGCTTCTGCATCTCCTCCATTTCTTCTAATAAAACTTTCATAATATTTTCTGCCCTAAGGAGTGTCTATAAGATCATTAAATTTAGCTGACGCAACCTGATATAAGTCGTCCATGTTATTACCGCTAACGATATATCTAGTTCCATTAATGTATTTAGTACCTAAGAATCCTCGTTTTAGATCATTAAAGTATGGAGTGCTCAACTCATTTGCATTCATAAATGCTACAGGAGTAATATCATCAAACACTCTTCTTTTATCTAATGTATTATAGTTAGGTATGTCAGAATCATCCCATTCTTTATTATACCTTCCTTCAGCCATCATTTTAGATCTTGTTTGTAATCCAAGTCTTAGGTTATCTGCACTTTCTTTAAGCAAACTTAATGAAGAATAATCTATATTATTTATTAATGATTGTAAACTAGACCTAAAAGAAGCATCTTTCAAAGCATCTGGGTTAGATACCATTTGATTTATAGCATCCTGTATATCCTGTCTACCAGTAGTAAGATCATAATAACTTTGAGTATCTACTGCAGATGGTGATCTAAATTCTCCAAATTTCTGTAACTATGCTCCAAATTGTTGAGCAGCTCTATCCATTTCTTCTTTCTGCGCTGCACCAATTCTGAACAATTCTCCAAAATTAATTGGAGCATAAGTATTAATAAACTAAGCCTACGCGGCTTGATCGTACATATTTGCTGCCATATTATCTTCTAAATTTACCCATTAAGTTAGAATAATCTTCTGTCTTATATATAGATTCTAAGAAAGGAGCATATGCATCCAACATAGCCATATCTCTATACTTTTGATTATTCATTAATCTTCTGTTTTGTGCGTAGTTACTTATCTGTGATAGAGCTTCTCTGTTAATATTTCTAGCTGCTGCTCTACTTCTAGCATTCAGATCAGTAGACATATTACGAGCAGATACAAATTGTTGTCCTAAATTGTTAAGAGTATTCGCATATTCACCTTTATATTGATTCTCAATATTACTTTTCTGTGAATATAAATCTGCAATAGCTTTATCAGCAGCTACCTGACTTTGTAATCTGTAAGCCATACTAGCTCCTGTATTTGTATTAGATTGAGAAGCATTATAGTCTGATATAGCTCTATTCTCTCTGATAGCTCTTCTAGCTGGAGTAATATCATATTTTCTACCAGCCATAGTACTAAGTATCTGACTAGAATATGGATTATATACTGTATCAAAACTTTCTGCAGTAGTTCCTAGGTTAGATAGTACTGGGGTTAAAGCTGCTAAATCTGTTAACCCTTGACCTATTTTTCTATATTTTCTGGTAGTTCCTCCATCTTCGAACTTATCTATAGATTTATTTTTAGAACTCTTTATAGATTCTTGTAGATTAAATAATTGATCATGAATCATTTGATCATTCATCTAATTCAATTTGGCTGAATTCTCAGCATATTTGTCTTTGCCTTTACTTTTCTTTTTAGACATCATTCTTTTACCCATTTGTGCAAATGTTTCTTTACTTCCGGGCACTTTTAAAGTATCACTTAATATTCTACTGCCTTCCGGAATATTTACTAAATTACTATCTGTAGGTTTACCTTCCTCTGGTACTTCTAATATGTTACCATCTGGAGTATTAATAAGTTCACCATCGTCTACATAAGCTAGACTAGAAGTAGTACCTCCATATGCCATAGTATCTACATACTGATCATATGTTTCATTCCAATCAGCATTCAACAATGCACTATTTTGCAATGCAAATCTATTACCCAGTACTCTTTCTTTTTCTCTTCTGTACTTTTCTCTAAGACCTTTGTTCTATACAGCTCCTTTAAATCCAGTACCCAATGTAAGAGTAGGATCTTCATAGAATCCATTTACTTGTACTTTACCACTTTTACCTATGGAACCAACTACAGCTCCACCTATTCCACCAACAACGGCTCCAACAGGTCCTAATGTTGCTCCCATTTTAGCTCCAGTAGCTGCTCCCTTAAATACACTCTATACAGATTCTTTAGCAGCTTCTCCACCAGTAGATGCATTAGAATTACCTCCTACTAGAGTTAACATATCACCTGCTCCACCTATCATTCCACCTGCTACTCCCATTATATTAGGACTTGTACTAGGATTATACGGTTGTGTTTGTATAGGATTTCCAGATAATTTCTATGGAACTTGAGCAGACATTGCAGGACTAATAGGTTGCAAAGGATTGCTAGTTATATTCTAGTATCTTGACTTTATATAGTCACTATTAAAATTATACCCGCCCGTTTGGTATTTATTTATCTTATTCTTCTTTTTCATTATACTAATGAGTATCTATATGTTGTATTAATATTAGGGAGAGTAAAGTTGTGTTGTTCTCCACAATTCAAAGTAAGATCACATATTAAGTACTTACCTCTTAATCTACCCGGATACGATAACGTATCATCACTATTCTATTCTCT